CCGCCGTTTACCGACTGGCTCATCGAGGCAGGCCGGCCTGACGACCTCGGCCTCTACCTGAAAGCGGCCACGCAGACTATTCCCAAAAAGAACATGCTCGCCTTTTGGGACACTTTCGGGGAGATTTTCGGCATGCCCATGCGTATTGCGCGGACCACCTCCCGGGACAAAGAGGAGATCGGCCGGCTCGACCGCATGTTGCGGGAAGCGGGGGCGAGCCTCTCGATGGTGGCCGGGCAGGATACGGAAATCGAGTTCGTGGAGAGTGGCAAGGGAGATGCCTATAACGTATATGACAAACGTATCGACCGGGCCAACTCCGAGCTCTCCAAGCTCATCATCGGACAGACCATGACCATCGAGGACGGCAGCAGCCTCTCGCAGTCGAAGACCCATTTGGAGATTTTCCAGAACCTCGTGGAGAGCGATTGCGACAAACTCCGCGACATCGTGAACAACCAGCTTATCCCCCGTATGATTCGGCACGGATTCCCCCTCAAAGGGCTGCGTTTCGACTGGGACTATTCGGCCGACTATACACCCGAGCAGCAGGTGGCCTACGAGACGATGATAGCCGACCGTTACGAGGTCGACCCGGAATACTTCGCCGAAAAGTATAACATGCCGGTCGGACAGAGGCGGAACGCCCCGACGATAACCCCGGACGACGAGGGCAGTGACGGAGACGACGATGGGAATGGTGGCGATAACGACACCCGAAAGAACGCGCGCCCGACCGGTTTTTTCGACTGAGCCCCTCTGATTACGAGGGGCTGCACCACCGTTACCTTTCCCTGATGGGAGACGGCTTGACGCTGGCTTCGGAAGATAGCGTCGACGCGGAGCTTCGCAAAAGGATAGAGCAGAGCTTCGAGGGCATGATGTCGGCGTTATACCGGGAAACGGGGGCCTCGTTACGCATCGGCATACTGGCAGAGCCGGAGGCGCAGGAGTTTATCGAAGTGCACGCCGGGGTTCTCGATTCCTCTTTTCAAAAAGTGGAGATGTCCGGCCTCATGCGCCGGCGGTTGCAACGGTCCGACTACATCTTCTCCGGCATGAAGGCTTTCCACGAGATGAACGAGGCGTTCCCGTCGCTCATCGACGAGAACGGAAATCGAAAGTCGTTCGAACGGTTTTTGAACGATGTCCGGAAGATCGACAAGACCTATAACTCCAACTACCTTCGAGCCGAGTACAATTTCGTACAGGCATCGGCCGAGATGGCCGGCAAATGGGAAGGGTTCATGCAGGACGGTGACCGATACTATCTCCAATACCGCACGGCTCGCGACGGCCGGGTGCGCCCGGAACACGCCGCCCTTCATGGAGTAACCCTGCCGATAACGGATACCTTCTGGGAGGAGTTCTATCCGCCCAACGGGTGGGGATGCCGCTGTACCGTCGTGCAGGTGCGGAAATCCAAGCATCCGGCCACTCCGCACGATGAGGCGATGGCGCTCGGCGAACAAGCCTTGCAGCGCGACACGAAGGGAATGTTCCGCTTCAACCCGGGCAAGGAAGGAAAAGCCGTTCCCGATTACAACCCCTATACCGCCAGCCGCTGCCGGGATTGCGATATTGCCAAAGGAAAGTTCAATCTGGCGAAAAAGGTGTTTATTCCCGACAACGAGCTGTGCCAGGCATGCCAGTTGCTGAGACAAACATTGCAGAAAAGAAACAACAAGCGGCCTACGCTTCAAGAGTTCAAGGAACTTTCAGAAAAAATAAACAAATGGGCAGACAATAATCTCGACACCATACAACTCCAAAACTCAGCTAATACAATAAATCCGGCAAAACGTTCTTATGTGGCAAGCGGTGACGGATACAGAATCGGAGTTGGAAAAAAATTCTTCAATGAAATGATGTCCAAAAATAAGCGGAATCCGAAACTTCCAGACATTATAGAAGCATCCATGAAATTCCGAGAATGGATTCCGATGGCAACCAAGATACGTACAGAAGAAGGAAGGCATCACGATTTCAAATTTTCGGTTTACCATGCTACATGGAACGAATATACCATCGAATTCAAGTGTAAAATAACAGACGGAGAGTTGCTTTACAATATGACATTTATATAAAAAGAAAAGAACGACCGTCATACCCGAAGCCTGCACTCTTGCGAGCCGACATGTGAGTAACCCGTCGTTCCTAACTGCAAATATATAACAAATTCTCAAAATCGATTCATTTTGAGTCGATTTTTTTATCTCATGGATTTGATGGCCACACATCGATATATCTCGATGTTCTCCACGATGTCTTTGTGGTTGTGACCGGTATTGTTTTTGATTGAGTTTGGGAACTTTATTTATATGCTATAAATAGTTTATTTCACTTTTTTCGATTCTTCTTCTATTACTGCATCTTCAATATCACAATGAAGTTTATGCAATTTACGAAAATTATATATTTCATACAGAAGAGACATTGATATCCAAATTACAGCTATAAGCGTCACATCAACTACAAGCCAATTTCTCAATACATACCGATAATTTTCTTTATCCCATATCAACGCTGTTACCAGACATATTACTGATACGCCAAAGTCTCCCAATAACATATTCCGAACATGCATTATTGAAGCACGTAAGGAACTTCTCATAGAATTGTTAAGTATTTTAGATAGATTGAAAGATACTAATAGGCTCATGGATATGGAGAACACAATACCCAACACGGTAAATAGCGTCTGCAAAACAACAGTATTGCCACTTACATTTGCTACGGCAAGCAACAATGCTACAAACATCGCAAATAGGATACGTATGATCAGTTTACCCATTTTGTTGGTTCCTTATCTCACTTAAAAATCTTTCCATTTCCTGCTTCAATTGTTCTTCGACTATACGATTTGCTTCCAAGCATTCAATAGAAACCGTTTTTTTGACCTTGATTTCTTCTCCAGTGTATTTATTCCCATCTTTTGTTCGCAATATGAGTCCACTTTCACTTGTAATATTAGTCGCCACAGCGCCCATTATACGTTGAAATTCATCTCGTTCCATGTCTCTTGGCTTGCTTTTAACTTTAAGCAGCAAGCGAGCTTCTATAAGTTGATTATTCCTTATGGCATCAAGACTTTCTGTATCACCTATTACAGAGTTCAAGATGTCATCGGTTATATCATTCAATCTTACAGACAAAGATCTCGATTCACTCCCCGTAGGTCTTGCATTTATAGTAGTTCCACCCCCGATAAACTGTATCTCTTTTATCTGTGAAAGCCGTACACCATCAGGAAGTTTGGTCAATTCTGTAAACTCAAATAAGCGTTCTCCTCTCTCATGCTCAAGCAACCAATTTAGGTAGGTCTGCAACCGTTTAATATTTGTTGTTCCTGGTAGTGTTGTAACAAGATAATCATTATTAAGAGCGAAATAAAAATGATCTTTATACTGACTTTGGTCGGTACTTCCTGCTGTTATTTGAGCCATAGTTATGGTTGGTTGGTTAAATAACTCCTCACTTATTACACCACCATTATCAGCAGGAATTATACGCAATATTGTACCAAACAAAAATGAATTATTTGCTGACCATATATAATTTGCCAATAATTCTCTATCAGGATCATCCACATTAAGAGGCATTCGGCGTTGAGCAGCAGTTGACACTGGTGTAAGCACCTGTTCCAACAACCGCAATATACCCGAATTCGACTCCGTCAAATTCGGATTTGCAATACGAAACGCTCTGAGAGTAAACTTCTTCGGTGGTATTGTAGCCATATTTCTTTTTATTTTATTAACGAAATTCAAATATAAAAAAAATCCATCATTCTATTTAAAATAACGGACTTATTTACTTTTTATTACCTTTTATTCCCTTTTCTTTCGGTAGCGTCACGACTATTTTATGTTCTTTTCTATATAAACTTTTAGCGTAGGTGTTATTAGTCATTTAATCGCTTAAATGCCACACATCGATATATTTCGATGTTCTCCACGATATCCTCGTGGTTGTGGTTCGTGTCGCTCTCGACCAGGTCGAACTCCTTGAAGGCCTCACCCTCCATACAGCAGAGTGCGGCGTGTATCTCGTCCAGCAGGTCGAACACCTCTAAGCCCTCTTCCTGAAATTGGCTGCCGTCGCTCGTGCCGCCTTTCCAGTCCGTCACCACGTGCAACGCCACCTCCGGCTCGGCTCGATACTCCAAGCCGTTTACTATCGCATTCCATTTGATGGGCCGGAACTCGATAAACACGGCCGGACGCTCCCAGTTCTCCTCCTGCTCGATAAACTCCACGTTATGGTTCCACAAATCGATGTGCTTGATCGCACCGCCGCCGACCTCTTTCAGACGGTCGCACAGCATTCGGTAAAGTTCTTTTCTCATTTCCTCTCTATTGAAAAATCAACATTGAAATATTCATTTAAATTCTCCTCGATGATTTCGCGCACGATGCGCTCCACCTCCGGCCCTGCACCGAGGAATCGACGGCGCGGTATGCGAATCGTTGTTCCGGCTCGTTTGAGGGCCATAAAACGCCAGAAATCGGCCTCTGTGGAGAGTTGTCGCGTTCGTTTATCATTTCGACGCTCCCCGTTCTTTTTTCGTCCGAAACTGCCGGTTGCCTCGTAGTATTTATACCAGAAAAATCGCTTCATCTTGGCCGTCACCACGATCTCGCCCCCGTCGTTGTGTATGGAAGCATACGGCAGATCGGTGAAAAACGTGATGCTGTTCTCGGTCGTCCGGCTTCGCACACTCCTCCGCAAATTGCCTGTATCGATTAGGAGTGTACCGCCCGGGCGGTTCGGGCTTTTCCGTCTCGCCCACGCTTCGCTGAAAAATGCCTGTCGCTCGAAATTACGGTCGAACTCATCGCCGAGCTCCACCTGTATGTCCCGAAGTATCCGCTTGATTATTTTGCCGGCCTCTTCATTCATAGTCCTCGTCCTTAAAGAGCAAAAGCTGACGGGTCTCCTCGTCAGCTATGTGATTCTTTTCCTTCGCATCGGCATTGAGTATGTTGTAGAAGGTCCGTTCGGTAATGCCATAAACCGGATATATGTACCGTCGCCATATCTCCCGGTTCGGGACTCCCGACTTGACGTAACGGTCATATATCCTGTTTATATCTTCCACACGTTTCTTGTAACTTACTCCGCGCCGTTTTGCCATATGGTTTTATTCTGTCTTTTGGGGTTTGTACGGACGCACATCGAGCGTCATGTCGCAACTCACCATTACCCGGCCGCTCCCCTCACACTGGGGGCAGGGACCCGTTTTCCGAAATAACCGCCCGGAATAGATTTCTCCCGTGCCGTGGCATGCCCGGCAAATAGCGATTTTCGGGGCCTTCCTCACTTTCTGTATCATACCGCCTCTTCTCTTTTGGGTTCCACATAGAACGTCTCGTCCTGCACCACTTGTATGCCGCACTTGGCCATCATCTCGATCATCGATTTGCCAGCGCCAAGAGGGTCTTCGTCGGTCGTCACCATTGCCTCCCGGTCGGCAAGCATTTTGTCTTTGGCCAATTCCTCGGTCAGGCGCACATATCCCGGCAGGAACTCTTTGGTCAGTTGTAACGCACTGGCCCAGGTAAAGCCTTTGAGGGTTTTCAATTTAGGGGTGCCGGTGCGGAAGCCTATAACGCCGTGAGCCATTTCGAGGCTCTTTTTCTTGGCGAACAATTCGGTCTGGTTTTCTATGGCATAAGCCTGCAAGGTGTTGAATGCCTTCTCCTTCTCGCCTTCCAGTTCGGCCAACTTATTTGCATACCTCTCTCGGATCTTCGCGCACTGCAACTCGATGTCCGCTATAATTTTCATACTCTGTGCATCAGCCTTCGCATAGATGGCGAAAGCCTCGTCGGCAGACTCTCTGGTCACGCCGGAAATAATCACTTTCTTTTCTCTCTTTGCCATAAATTCATTGGTTTAATGGTTTGTTAATCACTGATAATATTGTTGCTTTCTAAAAGGGTCTTGAACGCTTTGTCCCGTGCGGCCTTTGTCTCATACTTCGCAAACGTTTCCCAAGCTCCGTTTCGCCCTGTACTGACTTTAATTCGTGGGGAAGGATAGTCATCTTTCCGTAGGATTGTGAAGCCGGCCGCTTTCACCTTGTTCTGGTCATCGATGTCCATAATCATCTTCCTCCTCGTAATTCTGCATTTCAGGCTCTTGACAGACCAATGCCGCCTCGTACTGCTCGTAGGTCCATTCGTTGATGTCGCTGTAAAACTCCTCCCGCTCTTCGGCCGACAGCCACGTCGCCGCTTCAAGGAGTTGGATTTTAATCCTGTCAAGGATTTTTCGTGATTCTGTTTTCATATCCGTTAGTTTTTAGGAGCGTGGGGGTCTATGATTACATAGACGGCCCTGCCCGGTTGTTTCACTTCGTGTTCTTGTCTCTTTTCCGTTTCCTTTACTTTCAGCCTTCCCTTCCGCTCGATGGAGCGCAGCTTTACGGCCAGTTGTTCCAGCTCTTCGGTATCGAGCCGGCCGAAAGGCTTGCCGGCGATCCGGGGATTCAGGCAAAAATCGTTGACCCTTGCCCAGTCCGTGGTGTCGATGCCGATTTTCTGCATGAGTTTCAGACATACGCTTCGGCGGAACCGCAGCTCCTCGCGCAGTTTCTTTCGCCATTCGTCCTGCCCGGTCAGCTGTTCCAGAGCGGCGCAGCACTCGTTGTACTCCGCCCGGGTCATCTCGCGCAGGCTCTCGGTGCGATTCCGTGTATATTGCCTCACGATCGAGCGCTTAAATTCTTCCCGGTCGCCGTAATAGGGCACTTTGCCGAATAGGGCGTAAAACCGGGCGAAATTCGTGACAGCCGAACGCAATGGCGCTTGCTCCTTTTGCTGAGGCGCATCCGAATTGGGCTTTGCCAAATTGGTTACTTCCTGTGCCATATCACTTCTTTACTTTTTCCTCGACAGCAAGAATGGCCAGACTTATCATCATAAAATTTACAGCATTCTCGTCGTCATCAAGCAAACTTGTATCAGCAACAACCGGTTCTTCGATCATCGCATTCCATACACTTTCCGTCTCTTCCGTTTTTTTCTTGCTTATCAAGAAGAGGTACGCATCGTATGCGGAACGGTCAAACTCAAATACTAACTTAACTTTTTGTTCTCCATTCATAATATCACTATTTTATAATTATTCAAACAATACTTTAATGCCGCACGAGGAGGCTACGTCGAGCTCGAGCTTGGCTCCCTTCGACAACTCCCAGCCTTGCAGCATATAGATATAATCACAACCGAGCAGCAGGGCGATGTCCGCCCGCATGTGCTCCCGCCAATGCGCCTCGTCGGGCAGCCCATTCTTGAACGGGTTCACGGGATTGTAGCCTTTCAAGGCAAGGAATCGTTCCGCATTTCCAAAAGCCGCCTTGCGCTCTTCCAAGTCATAATGGGCTATCGCCCCGCTGATGTACACTTTCTTGTTCATTTTTTTCTGTGGTTTTGTCGTTCGTAAAATTCATTCAATCGTTCTTCCAGTACCACCGTGTAGTTACACAGTTTGCAGCATCGTCCCTCTTCTTTTATCGGATATGGGTTATACCCGTATCCGATGAACTTCCTGCAGCAAATGCAGCAAATGTTTTCTTGCGTCTTTTCCATGATCATACTATTTCAAATTGTACTACAAAATCATATTCTCTCCGCAGACGGCGAACCTGTGCGATGTTGTCCGGCTCGCTGCCGTAGGGCAGGTAAACACAGCGTTCTCTCGTGTCGACTTTCACGCCCTTCTTCCGGAGTCTATACAGCAGGTTCTTCCGGCGCATACTTTGTTTCTCCATAATGTCATACCCCCCAATAATCCATAGATCCTTTTTCCCAAATCACATACTTCCCGGTGCAGCCTTGATAACGACCCTTACTGAAAGCCACGTAACCTTCTACCCATATCTTCAAGTCGGCATCGTACATTACGCTGGTAGCGGCATCGCCTTTGGGACTTTTACCCCGGGCATGGCTGATGAAAATGAACAGTTTGTCAGGGAACTCCTCCTTCAACCCGATATAATCCCTGTATGTCATTTGTGTATATTGGAGGCTATCTATGATTACGATTTTATAACTCTTAGGCCGACGGAGCCTGTCCCGCAAAGCGGGAATGTCCTCCTTGATGAAACCCAAACGACGGCTTACCTCTGACATACCGAAACGTTTCAGATTGTTCTGCACAGTGAGGCTCGTGCCTTCCTCCAACGAATTGAACGCCACGCGGTCGTACTTGCAAAGTTCCTTACAAAGCTGCATCACGAAAGATGTCTTGCCATTGCCGCTGGCACCCCAAATAAACCACACACCGGTACGTTCTGGTGTTTCGAAGGCTTCGCGCCATTTCCCCTCGAAGGGAAAAGTTTCATACTTCTTACTCAGGATATCCCTCACATTCAAAGCTCGTTTCATGATCTGGCTCTTTTTAATGGTCTTTAAATTACATTTGAACGCATTTTAATCTGTGTTTACTCGTACATGCGTTTTACCTTGTGAATGGATCTCTTCACCCTACGGAGGTCGAAGTCACAAGTGACGGCTTCCTTCATCACGCAGTCTATATCTTTCTTGTCGGTCACGCCGTTGGCGGTACAGATGGCGTACACGTCGCTCGCTTCCGTGGGTTCCAACGTATAGAACTTTCTGCCGATACGACTGTAAAATTCTTTATAGCCCGGTTTCTGATATCTTAGTCCGTTACTGATGCGCTTGGTAATGTAGTCAGTACTTAGGAATACCACGCCGCACTTTTCCTCCAATTTGTTATACAAACTGATGAAATAATGAAATACCGGTTCGGTCAGCTTGTCCGCCTCGTCGAACACCAACAGGGGAGCGTCCATCTGAATGATGTCGTCCAGGATAAGTCCCCAGACTTCTCGAATGTTACAGCCTTCGGTACGGAGTCCTACCGTTCGGGCTATCTCACGGACAAAGTCCCCTTTCTTCATGTCCTCGGAACAAAGGATATAGAACACTTCCTTGTGTTCCCGAAGGTAAACGTGCGCAGTGGTACTCTTGCCGCAACCGGCTTCACCTGTTACCCAAGTCACATTGCGCCAACGTTGAGCGTCGGACAAAACTCCGGTTATCTCCTGATATGCTCCCGTCTCGACAATCTGCCAGCCGGTAGGATTGGCTGCTCCTGTTTGAGAGGCAATATTGCGGAACATCTCATCGCTGATGTTGTCATATTTCCCGTTCAAGATATTACTGATGGTTCCCACGCTGGTATTTTTCAAGCTACTTGCAGCCTTTGTCTGACTCGGATATTTTGCAACGTAAGCACGGAGGCTTTCGCTGATGGCATCTTTTTCCGACATTTTCAATTCGTTCATGATTCGTACTTGTTAGATTTTTATTATAATTTCCCTACTATCTTACGCTGAGGCACTTCTTTAAGTTTCAACTGATCCCAGGTGATGCTACTGATTACTTTGGTGGATCGTCCCAACATGACTTCCTCCGGCGGGAGGCTGTATTTCTTGGTACGGCGGTCTATCTGTCGTTGCACTTCGGCTGTGACTCCTTTCAGCTTCGGGGTAGTCAGCCCGTGTTGCTCTGGTGCCACACCGTGTTCATATTCTATTGATTTAGCGACGATCTGACGCTCGATGCGATCTTGCACGTTAGCCTCTTGTTCCCGGCGTATAAATGCTGCCTCGCCCGCCTCTTGATCCTGAATGGCTCGATGGATAACCATATAGGGCTCTGCCACACGCTCGAAACGCAATTCGCCCCCTTTGTCTTTCCAATACAGGCGGACGCTGCCGAAATCATAAGGATCGTATTTCACGTAAAACTCTTTGTAGGTATTCTTGCGACGCCATTCATGGTCCGGAATACCTGGTGAGGAATAAACCTCATAAGTGTATTTCTTTCCACCGATAGTGACCTCAATCCCTCTGGAAGTAAATGTACTCGGACGGTCGGTCATCACCCAGAAGATGTCCACCATGTCACGAGCCGTGACAATTTCTGTATCCTCATTCTCACTGGTATTGTACATCTCGATTCGGGAAATTCCGGTGACCGGGTGCTTCATCTCGTTCCACTCTTTCCTTGCCTGCGCGTATTTTTCCATCAACTCGGCGAGTGTGTACAGCTGATTTCGGTTGGCTTCGATAAATTCAAGGTTCGGACGGCTGGATTCCTTTTTCGTGGTGATATTCTGCCCGGTGAAACGCCAGTCCTTATGCAACACCTGACTTTGAAAGCGACCGAAAACTGACTCGATGGTCTTTGACTGTCCGCTATATGGGGCAGTTGGGCGGTGAATGCGGCTGATTTTGGAGAGCAAGCCGTCAGATATTCGTTCCAGTCTCTTATGCCCGCCCTGATTGTCATGTACCAGCTCGTATGGCTTGTGCCCGCTGACTTGAAGCGCCATGCGGTAGGCGTGATATTGAGCCTCATAATCCTCATTCTCGCTGATATGAAAACCAAGCAATACCTCGCTATATGCGTCCATCACCTCGTACACGCCGATGGTGCGTATCTTTCCGTTCTCGTCTTGATAGTAGAGATTCAGCTTGGTCCCATCGCCATACCAGAGGCTGTCCCTGCGGAAAGGTAATTCTGTCTTGTGCTTACGCCCATAGCGTTGGTGTGCTTTCATTTCACCGTACACGGCATCATACCATAAAGGCTCGATGCGCGGACTGTTAAACCATTCGCGAAGACTGCGGGGATTTTTTAGCGGTTTCCAGCCACGCTTCGGAGCAGTGCGGTTGTATTCCTCGAATATCTGAATATCGGTATAAACGGGTACACGGCTGCGTTTCAGGGCTACGAGGTAACGACCGGCATCCTCCCCGATTTTCAGGGTGTTCTTGTTGCCATACTTGCCACTGATAAGCGCGGTATAGTTATTGGGCTTGTATTTGTTGACCATACTTTTCAAGCGTCCTATACTGCCGGGTAGGGTATGGGAGTATTCTTCCCGAAGTTCCTCGCTGGTGGCAAGGATTATTTTCCAGATATTACGGCGGAAGCCGGTCAACTTGTTATTGGAGGCGCAGAGACGGTTGAAATCACGTATCAGGGCGTTCAAGACCGATGCATTCAGGCTGTATTCCGCTTGCACCGACTCCGGAAGATGGACTTCCTCACCGTTCTTGTCGTACCGATAGGACTCAAAGAACTTTTCCGCAGATTCGTCTTTCTGTATCTTGCTGCGTATTATCTCCCTTGCCATTTGTTTCTCGGGTTCCCCACGACGCTCCACCCAGCGCCTCTTGTATTTTTCAGGAAGGGAGGAATAGGAATACAAGGCTGTGTTTCCTTCGCCTCCACCTCGGTTTATGTTCTCGATGTTGCCACGCCGAACATTCTGACGCAAGGTTGCTCCATGTATTACCGGATCATCTCCAGCCGTCAGTTCCTCGTAAGTTACACACAATGTCTTTTTATAGTATTCCATATTCTTATTTTGACTACAAATCCTCTATACCATCGGTCGGAACCTGTTTCAACAATCGGACGGAGTTCCAAAAATTCAGTGCCACGAACAACACCCAGAGTAAATTTTCAGATACGGAACAAAGAAGAAGAAAGCTCAAAAGGAAGTAAATCACGAAAAAACGGTGCTTCCGGCTCAATTCTTTGAACCATCTCGTGTTGAGACCGAACAGGCCGAAAAAATCATTTTTCATGGCGGTTTTGTGTTTGAAGTGCGCCACCGACTTCTATACCTCCGCGCTCGATGGCGAGCTTGCGGATAGAACGCGCAAGTTTACTGTTCTTGCGGAAAGACAGGGAATGAGAAACCATTTCAGGAGTGCAATGCATCAAGTTCGCAATGGTTTTTTGTTCTCCGTAATCTACTACGACTTTTCTCTTCATACCGTTGTTTTTATATTATTTTGTGGGGCATGGGGAATCGAACCCCAACGCAAAAACCATTGCCCCGTGTGTCTTTCCACACCGTCCGCCCGTCTCTTGACGCCTTCCGGGCTGTCACGCTCGATTTTTTATTATCCGGCGACATTCTCGTCTTTACCGATAAAGTCAAGGAACATGATAAACTTGCCGCGTAAATCCCGGATCAATTCCAGTTCTAAAATATGGGCAAGCTGGGTAGTGGCGCCGGTAGTATTTAATCGCAATTTTTCGCCAAGCAGGGTATTGGTAATGTTATTCACTTTATTTACCAAATATGACCGGATATCTTCAAGGCTTCCGGAGCTTACCACGGCTTTCAACTTGCGGTATTCGGAAAGTTCAAGCTGTACTTTATACATATCTTCCGCATGATCCATAAAAAATGACTCATAATCCTCATTCATGATTCGCGTATAGTTGTCGGCCTCTTCCAAAAGTCCATCGATACGGCATTTCACCCGTTCGGCTATAAAATCCTGTTTTTTCATCATTGTTTCTTGATTTTCCATCGTCACACTTATTTATACTCGTTAATAATCGGTTTTACACTGCACCCATAACAGTTCACAAGTCTGTAAATCATATTCTCCACATAAAAATCGGGGGCGGAGAACACGATGCCGGTATCCTCCTCGTAGCTGAATGAAACCCCATCCATCATTAGCAGGTAAGCAACCTTGTGCTTTACGCTCTGTGTCTGCCACTCTTTTATTTCTTCGTTCATAACCTTGTGTTATCTTTAAATTCTCATGGTTTCCTCACTCCTTTTTCGTAGCTTTGAGGCGTGTTCATATTTTGAACATGTTGCAAATATCGCAACTTCTCACGATATAAACAAATTTAAAACGATATTTATCACGAATAAAATCAATATTATGCCAAATGACGGGACAATTCACGATAGAATAGAAGAGTTAGTGAATACCTTTGCCAAAGGAAAAAATACTATATTCGCCTCTATGATAGGGACAAGTGAGGGGAATATAAGAGGATATATCAAAGGAGTACTTCCCAAACAAGACATTCTTGAAAAAATAGTGAGAAGTCTCGAAATTAATTCCGATTGGCTACTAACAGGTAGAGGTGATATGCTAAAAAACTCCGTTACTACCCATAAAAAGCTACCTCCACAGGTATCACCTGACCTATTACCTGAGATAAACCGCGAATATAAAGGTACCCCATATTATAACGTAGACTTCATTGGTGGTTTCGACGTTGTACTAAATGACCAAACTCAAATTCCTGATTATTACATTGATTTCGTCCCTTATAATAAGCCGGGAGTAATTTGGTGTAATATCACAGGCCATTCGATGGAGCCGGAGTTGAACAATGGCGACTTTATAGCCATGAAAGAGATGACAACCCCCATTGAATACTTACCGTATGGAGAAATATATGGAATTGTCACAGATGATTTCCGAACAGTAAAACGCATACGAATGTCTGAAAAAAAAGGATATGTCCGTTTAATTCCCACAAATAAAAGCCCTGAATATGCAGAGCAAGAAATACCGGTTACGATGATTCGAAAAGTCTTTGCCGTATTGGGGAGTATGCACAGATTGTTTTGACTTCAAGATGGCTTCATAAACCACATTTTTAATATGCAATGCGAAAAAATATTCAAATATTTGATTTTTAATAAAATACAATAAATTACAGGGTGGTAAATAAATACTTGTCAAATACAATATCCCCCTTGCAATGTGTACAAAACGGCCGAAAATGTGGTATAAATAGACCTTACCAATATGCTAATCGTAAATATAAACGGCTAAAATGTCACTCCAAACGTCACTCCTATCGAAACGTTTCGTTTTTCCATTGCCCTTTTTGTCACCCCAAACGTCACCCCTTATGTCACTCCTATCCATTTTTTTGACCATTCAAGGCGTTCAAACATACGCCCAAAAAAGAACATAAAAAAAGCCGCAAAAGCGGCTTTAAATACATTCCAAAACGTTTTAGACCTTTCGAGTTCTCGTTATCAAATGTGACCGAATAATCATCGCACGCTTAGTCATTTTCACGGATCCATCAGTCAATCCGGCATGTAAAAGACTGTTTTTAGTGATTCCCATCTGTTCCTCCGTCAAAGTATCAAATATAGCCGAAATACTACCAAAATACAGGTTCTTCTTTTCAAAAATCAAATGGACATGGATAATCTTAGTCATAACAGATAGCGTTTATTTTAATGCAAATATACTAAATACTTATTATATGGAATAATTTATAAACATATAAGATTGTTAGACTTGATAAAGTCGCACATCTTGCTTTATGTTATACGGTGACATTGGCAAGTGATATTTTCAGCACTTTTGCATAACACGCCCCAAACTGCTATATTTGTACAACAATCTAACTATTCACCATCGCATGAGAGAAAATAAATCCTCACACTCGTCATTTGTCGCTTATCTGTTCCCCAATGTAAAGCAATGTATTTGAACGGCGTTCAAAAAGCCCTTAAATGTAAACTTGGCGTAAAGCAATGTAAACGTTTCGTTTTTCCATTTGTCACACGCCTTACTTACACAAGTTGTTGATATACAAACCAATCAACTATTTTTACCCCAATTATATTTTACACGTTTCGTTATTCCCCCCGTAAATTGTTTATGTACTCAACTAAACCATTTAAACGTAAGTATACATGGGGATTTAGAGACAAAAATACTACTGTTGTTGTATTAAGTGACAGTTTATTCCCAGAAGTAAAATGGGAAGACAAAGAACCAAGAGAGTTGATATTGAAATAATTATTTAAAACAAGTAAATCATGAACATTGAAATATTGAAAGAGGAGTACAGCCGGAAGATGGAGAAGGCTCTGAGAAGGGGCGACTTCGCTCTGTTTGACAACTTACGAAGGCAATACGACCGGCTACTGCAAACCCGTGAGCAAGTCACGGCAAAAACAATCACCGACACCATGAGCAAAGAGGACAAAGATAAATGTAATCGCCTCCTGAGAAAAATCCCAGTGTTGGCGGACATTGCAGAATCCTCCGCCGTCGATTTACTTTCACTACTGAAAAAATACGACGGCACTGTTACCCTTCCTATGCTGGAAGAACTGCGGGCGTTCAACCACATCGCCCGTGACCTGCGATCCATCATAGACCGTGTAGGCGACGAATCTTTTGCCATTTCCTTTGGAGATACATGTGACAGGGTGAACGAAAAAATCGAAAGCATATTTGATGAAAATTAGGAGTAAAATATGAGTTATAAAAAATTATTTGAAACATGATTGAGAGTATATACAAGTCATATCCTTTCTGCGAGAATTGGGAGAAGAAACATTGCAAGAGTGTCATTGAGGAAGCCTATCAGTGGGGTGAACAACTCAAAAAGAAAAATATTAAGCAAAAAATTAATACAAGAATAAACATGATGAGATTTTATAATGGGACGAAGCAGGATATAAATGGGAACTGCAAAGTTACCAAAAGTTAAACTCTTGATTATGAGCAAAATAAGGCTGTAAATATTTGGTTAACTCTCTGATAATGAGTATCTTTACAATACTAAAACAAACAACATTACTAACAATTAAAAGACAAGAACGATGAAATACCAAGTATCAAAGAAAGGTTCAAGTGTAACATTTAAGTTTGAAACATACGAAGAAGTAGTTGATTTTTGCAACACAATGATTTTTTTGGAAAATGCAAGAGGCGCAGAATATCCAGAACTTACAATAAGTGAAATAAAATAAGATATATTACATAAGAGCAATGAAAACATTTGATTTTTATCAGGACCGCAAAGTAACATGTTGGGAGCGTACCCAGTTTTCTATCGAAGCAGAAAGTTATAAAGAAGCGTTAGAAATAATAAAATCATGGGAAGGTGAAGATGTACTTTGTTTTGAAGATGACAAGCAGATAATGGTTACAGACGGAGAAACTTTATATGAAACATCAGAGGCTATTTCTCCTATTGATAACGGAGGTAGACCAACTATAGAAGTATTTGATAGTACAGGGAACAAAATTACTGATAATGTCATGAAAACACGATTATGAAAGTATATAACTCAAATGGTATATTGGTAGCAGAAGGCTACTTTGTGTCCAATCCTAATTTTGTCTCCAAAGGTGAATACAAAGAAACAGAATTAGATAGATACAAGCGTAGTGTTGATTTTCGAATAACGAGCTGTGGTAACAGGTATGAAATCATCTTCAATAAGCCTGTTGTTCTCAAAAAGACACGTTCTATCAAGCGCATAAGCAGCAACAGTTATGCATACCTTGTTACAGAAAAAGCCTTAGAAAGCCTAAAAAATCAATATACTTACGCTTGCGATTTTTGATAAAAGTGAAAAAATAAATATGATAATCTTCTGTAAAAAAGAATAAATTATGGGATGGAAACCTTGTAGAGGGTCTGGAACCTTGTTTGATAAAGCTCAGATTCGTGAGCAAAAATATAAAGATGAACTAAATTATCTGATAAATAATCCAAAACGGTTATAGCGTCGCTTTTAGTACATCTTCAATCACGCACGATGTATCATATCCTATTTTAGATAAAATACGGCGACTAAATACAGTAGACTACATACTGTGTGAAATATAGTTTAAAAGTATATGAAATTCATTCACTTTTACTATTTTTGAAAAAAAATCGTATGAAGTAATACGAAACAAGCCTATGGACGAAATAACCGCTATATTAAACAGTGCCCGACCCGTTGATAATATTATCAATGACTTAAAAAGAAAATCCGTTTGTGTTCCTTCATGGGAATTTCTTATTAAAGCGTATGAACCATCATTCCATGAAATAGCCAAAGATACTATAACACGAAAAGATAAAATACGCAAAGACGGGACAAAAGAAGAAGCATCACGCATTTACATTGGCCTTGAAAAGCTGCTTACAAAGCGTATGACCGAGTTCATGTTTGCCATTCCTGTAAAACGTATCTACCACAACACAGAAGGATTTGAAGTCCGCCAACAGATAGCAAAGGCTATAGAGGCAATTTACAAGTATGCCCGAATCGATACAGAAAATATTAAACGTGCAAATGCGTATTTCGCCTCATGCGAAATTTTCACAATTTGGTACGTAGTAGAAAAGACCAATACATTATATGGTTTTAATAGTAAGTATAAGCTAAAATGCAAGACATACTCGCCAATGGAGGGAGTAAAACTATATCCATTGATCGACGAGCTTGACGATATGCTTGCAATGTCCTTTGAATACACCAAAAGGGTAAAGGACGAAGTAATTACTTATTTTGAGACATACACATCGGACAAACATTATAAATGGAAACAAAATGGTAAAGGTTGGGAACCTGTCGGTACTGTTGAACAAATACGATTAATGAAAATACCCGGTGCATACGCATTTAGACCTGTTCCTATATACCACGGATTAACTCGTATTCGCAAAGAATTGGAATATACACTTTCTCGTAACTCCGACGTGATTGCCTATAATTCAGCACCAATTTTGAAAATAGCCGGTGGTATAAAAGGTGGAGAAGATAAAGGAGAAAGCCGTAGAGTTTACCGTGTGGAATATAATGGAGACGTATCGTATGTATCATGGTCGCAATCTATCGAAGCATTGAAGTATCATGTGGAAACCCTGCTTAAACTCTATTGGATGCAATCGCAGATGCCGGACGTTTCTTTTGACAACATGAAGTCTTTGGGGAACATAGGTTACGATGCCAGACAAATGCTTTTGACCGACGCACACTTAAAGGTTGGAGACGAAAGCGGCTCATGGATTGAGCTTTTCGAACGTGAGGCAAGTGTCATCAAAGAATTTTTGAAGCACATGAACACATCATGGGCAAGCGAAATTGATAATATAGAGATTGAACATATCATTACCCCCTTCATACAACAAGATGAAGATGCCACAGCAGATCGCTTATTGAAACTTAATGGAGGAAAACCAGTCATGTCTCAGCTTGAATCTATCCAACAGGCAGGTTATAGCAATGACGCGCAGGCTACATTGGAACAGATACGGCAAGAGGAGACTATCACTTCACAAAGCAGGGTCGATAATATATTCGGAGAGTCAGCAATTTAAATACTGAAACATTATGAGAAAAAGAATATCAATGTGGCTCATTAAGTTATCTTATAAAATCAATCCACAAGAAAGATTGAGCAATATTGAAAGTGTTGATAACTACGAAGCAAGGAAGCTTGGCGTCTGCCTTGTCCTGACTAAAAAAGAAATCAAGGATTACCGAAAGAAGAAGAAAGTTGACGAAGGGTGGTCCAACCGTAAGGCTGTTGAAATGCTTGTCTGTGAAACCAAGAATGAGATACGCAAGTCAATCATCAACTCCATCAATCAAAAAGATTTGATTGAATATACAGTCTGCAAGGTTGGGGACGAGATCCATGTGAGAGGTGAAATCAAAGTGTACATCAAGAAAGAACAGTAAAATGAAAGTTCCAGTTGATAATATGACTTTCGCTGAAAGTGAATACCACCGTGGAGATAAAATTTGGACAGCCCAAACACTCTATGACTTTGCAAAAGTAAAAGAATACCCTATACTTGATATGCCCTTATGGAATATTGACTTGACAGCATAGCCGTTTGAGTGTAATCAACTTCATAGTTTTATATTTCAGTGCAAACGAGTGAATCAATGTTCTCTTGAATATCCTATTATTCTTGATGATGTAGGACAAATCGCCGATGGATACCACCGCTTATGTAAAGCAATACTAGAGGGTAAAGAAACAATTAAAGCTATTCGTTTATTGGAAATGCCAGCACCTGACAGGGTTGAAAATAAATAATACGCAATGGCAAAGCCAAAAACTCCAAATCAGAAACGCAAGTACGGCGAGCTGAATAAACGGCTCGCCAAGTACGTCATGCTTGTGGAATCCATATACGAGGATTTGAATTTAGAGGCGGCTAAAATAGTCGGAATTACCGATTTTACCATTGATAGTGATAGGACGTTTATGTGGTCGGATTATCCCCAAACAAGGAAACGGATAAGAGACTTACAAGAACGGTTCGTTGAGGACATCGGATCTGTAATATATAGTGGAACTTCTGAAGAATGGAAAAACAGCAACGAAGTTCAAGATCTTCTTGCCAACAAAGTATTGCAAACTTATGGCGCAACCATAGGAAAGGAGAAATACGAAATCCTATACCAGCCCAATAATGATGCATTGAAAGCGTTTCAGCAACGTAAGGATAAAGGATTTACCATATCAGATAAGTTGTGGAATCAATCGACTCTGTATAAACAGGAACTTGAAGAAGCCATATCATGTGCCATTCAAAAAGGTACGAGTGCAATTACATTAAGCAAGCAAATCTCCAAATATCTGCTCGATTTCCCGCAACTACAAAAAGATTACAAGGAAAGGTTCGGAAAAGCATCACGGGCAATGGATTGCGAGTATCGTTCTATCCGTTTGGCTGCTTCCGAAATCAATATGGCATACCGTCAAGCTGAAAACCTACGCTGGCAGCAGATGTACTTCGTGGTGGGGTATGAAATCAAGTTGAGCAACAACCATACTTGCAACGGAAAGCCTTTCCAAGACATTTGCGATATACTAGCTGGGAAGTACCCGAAAGACTTCCAATGGACCGGTTGGCATCCCCTTTGCCGGTGTTACAAGATACCCATTCTAAAAACCGAAGAAGAATTTTGGGAATGGGACGGTCGGAGTGAAGCCACGACAGCAAGCGTGAACGAAGTTAAAGACGTACCGGACGCTTTCAAAAAGTGGATAAACGAAAATATACAGCGAGCAAAGAGTTGGGACAGCGCACCTTATTTTATTCGTGATAATGATAAATATATTCGTGAGGACTTTAAGGTAAATGTTTATAACAAGACAGAGAAAACCTTTGTTCGAAAGCGCAGGACAAATCTTGCTATGAGCCGTGTAGAGTATTACAACAAGATCTATCCGCATATTCCCGAAGTGCAGCAAGCTGCGGTCAATGCCTATACCCAAGCCATCTCCTCTGGCAACAAGAGGGCTACTAGTCGTGAAATTAACCGCCGTTTACGCAATGGAACGGAAGATGAATATGTGGACGTGGCAAGCCGTCTGATAAGTCAAGCCTTATCAAGGCTCCCCAAATATGAAGGTGTTGTTTATCGTGGAGAGACCATGAGCATAAAGAAACTTCAAGAACGGTTCCTTGACCATATCGGCGATGTAGTGTCCGATAAGGGTTTCATTTCGTCCAGCCTTTACATGGATACACCTATGAAGTTCATATCACATGCCGGAATACCCAAGAGTCACAAGCGTGTAATCTTTGAGATACAAAGCAAAAACGGACGCAATATCAGCAAAATATCAGAATTTAATGGTATATTTACACTTGAAAATCAACATGAAATTCTGTTTGACAAAGGAACTAAGTTCTTGGTTAAGAAACGTAGGATAGAAGGAGATGGCACTTATAGAATAATACTTGTAGAGCAATGAAGAAGAAATATAAAATAATCGGCGAAACGGAAAAAACCGTTACTTTTATCTATGGCGGTACAGAATGCTGCTATGCCAAATCCTGTTATTCTTCTATCGAGGAAGTAATTAAAGAGATTGATGAGGAAAGGAAACAAGAAAAAGAAGTAATCAAGCATATCGAAGCCCAGCGTGCTACTATGACACTCGAAGAACGCACCGGCTGGGACGAGGCCGACCGTGCCGTGTTTGAGCGTTGGCAAGATGAAGCCAATACCAATATGTACCTTGACGGCATTATTTATGAAGATGAAGACCCGGATTTCAATCCATTCAGGAAAGACGATAAATAGTGGCAACCATGAAGCAAATCAAGCTATCAAAACAGGAGAAGCAAGTGTTGCGTTTAATCAGCAGCGGGATTGTCTGCCCAAACACTTATCCGCACCATATATTCATTTCGTGCGTAGACTCGCTGGAAAGATTAGGTCTTGTCAAAGGTCTATGGAACGAGGGGCATGAACTTGAAGATGTCCGCATAACGAAATATGGAAAAATTTATTTTGCCACCAATCCTAACTTACGCAATCCCATAGACTGGAAATGGATTATAACTACCATAATCGCAGTAGCAAGTGCCATATTCGGCGCTATGGCCTTGTTTGTGGCTTGCTCGATAAAATACGGATAATTCCTTTGATTTAAAGAATTGATGTTTGTACAACTCTAATTTGGCATTTGTTTACACACGTCTATTTTGAGGCATATAAAAAGCGGTGAGATTAATTTTTCATCGCTTTCTTTTCATCTTTTCTGCTACAACTTTTGGGGAAACATCTTTCACCAATTTATCCGTTTAATATGTTAAAAACATACTTTTCACCTATTTATGCTTGTATATATGTCGTTTATAAAATACATTTGTGACACTAAATTGTTTCAAACATGAAAATGCATAAGAGCTTACAAAAAATTGATTCTGTGGTATTTTCAGATTATATTTTGAAGCACTACGGACCTATGTCGCATTTAAAACTACAAAAACTAATTTTTTACTGCGATGCGTATTGCCTTGCATACTTTGATAAAGAGCTTGTAACGGACCAATTCGAGGCTTGGGTACATGGTCCTGTTAGCCGTAAAGTGTATAATAGTTTAAAAGATAAGTCTATTTTATATAGTGACCTTATCTATTCTAAGAAGGAAGGAGAAGATGTAGATGTAGAATTTGGGAAGCTTACTCAAGATCAGCAAGATTTAATTTTATCTGTATTAGGCGACCTTTCTAAATGGACTGGTATAGAATTGGAAGCCGCCACTCACAAAGAAAAGCCTTGGCTAGAAGCTCGTAAGGGATATTCTGAAGCCGATAAATGCAACGAATTGATTTCAAAAGATACTACACGTTTGTTCTATAAAACAGAAATCAATGGCGGGATATAAAAGCAAACAAAAAACTACGTTTTTTGCTAAAAATAAACAAAGTGTAAATGACTCATACCGTGCTTCTAATTTTAAACTTTCTTTCCAATATCTCGATACCACTCAAAAATACGGTTCTTCTTTTAAGGATTGGCAGCAAGCAGGTCTATTAAGTCATGCAATGGAAACATTGAAAGGTTATTGTTGTTCCCCACTTATGGGGCAGGTTGACGGAGACAAATTTGCTATATATGGTTCTTTCCCTCCCAAAGATAAGACGATGTTCGAATATCCAAAACATGTTCCTGAAGATGCGAATTGGGCAAGAATACATATAAATGGTTCTGCGGTTATCATTGGACATATTGTTGGAGACACATTTCATGTGGTTTTTTTGGATAAAACACATAAGTTTTGGCTTACAAGAAAGGAAACTGGTAAATGAACACAAAGACATTAGACCAAATCAAAAATGAATATTACGGTCAAGTCGGTACACTAGAACGAGACCAGATAGAACGGGAACTTGAAGCCCTGCGAATCGGGTTTAAAATACGTAGTGTAAGAGAGAAAAAGTAAATGGTCCAAGCCGAACTTCCCAGCAAGATAGATAAGAAGTGCACCTTCATTTCAAAAGTGGAAAACGATGGCGAGAACATTACTCTGAAAACCTTATATGATGTTATGGAGCGTGGTCTCGGCGGAAAGTTGAAAATTGAAGTGATAATTTGATCCCTCAATAAATAGACATTAATCTCCATGTATTTATTTGTGAAGATATGGGGATTTTACTTTAAACGGAATTTCGCCTTACGATTCACTGATTTAGGAAATCGTATAATAGCCCTCAAAGGTTAATAATATTGAATTATGTATGAAATTCATACACTTTCAAGATTCCATGCTCTAATTTTGTGCCCAATAATTAGCATTACCTCGTAAAATTCAATACTTTTGTAATGCTACAAGTTGATGAACTTAATCATCTCGCAGGGCAAGCGGTTAATTTGCTCAATAGAAAGTTGGGCTTTTTTTATGCCTATACTTTTATATATTGGCGGCCTCCTATACGTAAGTAAAGATTAGCCTTTCGAGGTGAAGTCCATTAACTTGTAGCAGCGTATATGGCGGCCGCTTTTTGCTACCTATCATACAACTTAATGCTACAAGTTTATGGCAGCCCAAATTCAAGTCCTAAAACAAACAGAATTGCTTGGACACCAATTCACAGTTTACGGAACAGCAGAAAATCCCATGTTCCTTGCAAGAGAGATTGCAGAATGCATCGATTACGACAAAACAAGCCTTAACAAATTGGTTGCATCTGTAGATGATGATGAAAAGGGTCGGAACATTATTCCGACCCCCGGTGGAAACCAACAAGTTTGGTTCCTAACCGAAGGTGGTTTATACGAAGTCCTTATGCAAAGCCGCAAGCCAATAGCCAAACAATTCAAGAAAGGGGTCAAACAAATCCTTCACGAAGTACGTACCACAGGCGGCTACATCTCCACCAAGCAAGAAGACACACCAGAAGAAATCATGGCACGTGCGCTAACCATTGCACAAGCCACTCTTGCCAAAAGAGAAGAACGATTAAAGCAGCTCGAAGCTGAAAATGCCCAGAAACAAATTATCATCGAGAGAAAAGACGAGGAAATATCAATAAAGGACGATACTATAAAGGTCCTCGCCCCCAAAGGTAAATGTTACGATGAAATCATGTCGAGTGAAGGACTTGTGACGACAAACATGATAGCGGCATTCTTAGGTGTATCGGCTATAAAACTGAACAAACTACTCTGTGAATGGGGAGTTCAATACAGACAATCTTCTGTTTACTTCCTCACGGCCAAATACCGCAGTAAAGGATTTACCAAACATGTCCCCTACCCTTATATGGATAACGGAGTACAGAAATCAAGAGAACACATGTATTGGACCGAATCAGGCAGAAAGTTTGTCATTGAATTGTTCAATACCAAACTCTCGGCATAATATCAGCTATAACCATAAAGTTATTATAAATCCAAAGGGGCGGTTTATCCGCTCCGGGGTTACCCTACCCTAATAGGGTGCTTTTATATGTTTGTTAAATTATAGACGGGGCAGCCGCTTGTGAAAGTAAGCTATCCCACCGGTAGCGGACGTGTCCGGGAGGATTCCCGCTATTCCGAACATCGTTAAACAATAAACTTTTTTTATATGGAAACAACCGAATTAAAACAAGATGAGCAGACAGTAGAAGTAATCGAACATCGTAGCGTCGATACCATGCGTAACGCAGTCATCAGTGGACAGACAAGGGAGTTATTAATCATGTTGGCAGGATTGCGGGATATAGAGAACTCTTTTTGCAACTGGAAGAACAAGTACGGAATTGTATCAGATAATGATACAGATCACTTTATACAACTAACAACCCAATGCGGAACCTTGATACAGGAAAGTATCATTAAGTCTATAAATGACAATTTAGGCCGATTGGATTTTAAGGCGATATGAAACGTAATATTTTAAGCATTAATATAAAGATACCGATGTTTATAATATATCGGATCCCGATTTCCTGAACGTCTCCCTCTCCGAGCTTTCAGGCTAGGTGGAGTATCCAGACGAACGGCAAGCCAAGAGAGAAATTTTTCTAAAATAGAATAAAATAGATATGATTGTTTGCTAATTTGGAAACAAATTATTATCTTTGTAAATATAACAAGAAACGATATGGACGGGCATACGATAACCATAATACTAAGCGATGAGGCGAACAGTTTTGTAAGGCAGCAGCCATTCAAGGCACAGCAGAAGATAGCGTATAATATTCGTAGAGTGCAGAGTGGTCTAATAGAAAAGGACGTTTTCAAGAAATTGGAAAACTCTGATATATGGGAGTTACGGACGCTTTTCAACGGAATTTGTTACCGTCTGTTTGCTTTCTGGGACACCAAGAAAGGGGCTTTGGTAGTGGTTACTCACGGGATAGTGAAAAAGACGCAGAAAACCCCTAAAAAGGAGATAGAAAAGGCAGAGAGAATAAGGAAAGAATATTTTAATGATAAAAAGTAACAGATATGGCAAAGATGAATTTCACACCAGCAGACAAATTGATAGATGATGTATGGGGAAAGGTGGGCACTCCCGAAAGGGACGCTATGGAAGCTCAACTCAAAGATGATTTGCAGGCTTATTACATTGGAGAGGCTATCAAGGCAGAAAGGCTCAAACAGAACCTCACACAGGAGGAATTAGGCAAAAAAGTAGGCGTGAAACGCTCTCAAATTTGTAAGTTGGAGAGCGGTAAAAGTTCTATAACCCTTTCCACGATGAGTAGAGTATTCCAAGCTTTGGGAATTACAACGGCCACCCTTGATTTGGGAATAGGCGGAAAGGTTGCTTTGTGGTAAGCATATAAAGCAGGACCCATAATGAGGAGGACGCAAAACTCCCTCCTTTTTTGTCTCCTTATACTTTAAATTTAGGTCGTGATTAGGTAATAAATAAACTTAAACGAGTTACAAATGAAATCATTGCTTCATTCATAATCTTTAATTCAAATCCAGACAATACTATCCTACAATTGAGAGATACCGGCTTAAAGATTCTATTTCAGCCCGTATAACGACCTTTTGGAACTCTGCCGGATTGTTCTCCGTATGAGAGGCTTCCAGTGCCTTGTAATAGCTTATTTTGTCCTCGTTGCTGCCTTTGAGATTTACCAGCGTATAACCGTTGCGGAGTAAGTATAGATTCATCAGAAGCCGAGATGTGCGCCCGTTCCCGTCTATAAACGGGTGTATTCGTACCAACTCATCATGAAGATAAGCCGCAATGAGCACCGGGTGAATGCCCTGCTCCTCCATTCCGGAAAACCTTGTCATAAAAGCCTCCATTTGTGGTTGTATCAAATACGGCTGTGGAGGGACATGTGTACTTCCCGAAATCATAACAGGCACGCACCGATAACGTCCGGCATTCTCTCTGTCTATGCCATGTAGCACAATAGCGTGTATTTCCTTGATTGTGCGCTCCGATATTTCCATACCTCCCTTTGCAAAGTCCTTTATGTAGTCTATCGCTTCAACGTGGTTAATCGCTTCAAGGTGTTCCCGCATTGACTTTCCGGCGATAGTAACCCCCTCGTTCACTACTAACTCCGTTTCTTGCAGTGTGAGCGTATTTCCCTCGATCCGGTTGCTTTCATAGGTGTATTCAATGGCAAACGCATTCTCTATCTTTTGCAGGGCATCCGGTGGTAATGGGCGCAGCCCCAACAAACTGGCTTTCAACGTGTCGCATTGAAGTAATAGCTTTGTTATTTCCTCGTTCATGGCTTAATCTTTTGACTCAATTAACTTTAACTTCGCTCCACATTTAGGACACGTCAATACAGTAGTATCGCTATTGGGGCGTACTTCTTCTGGTGATATAAACAATTCCCATATATCAACTCCTAAATTAGAAGCAATTGAAGTAAGAACTTTAATCGAAGGATTCCCTGATATATGTTGGTTCAATGCACTTTGGCTAATTCCCATTCTTTCGGCTAACTCTTTTGTAGTTATACCTTTTTGCTCAATAATATCTCTTATTCTCATACCCTAAAAGTTATTTCTGTTACAAAAGTCGTTTTTTTTATTAGTATACACAAGCTATATCTTGTATAAATAAAGTTAAATACAAGATAAATCTTGTTCAAACTATTGTATATACAAGTTATATCTTGTATCTTTATATCATAAAACTAAAACAAAGATATGAAAACGAAAATCAACAAATCGCAACTTTTCAAAATGGCATGGTCAATGTATAAACGCTCTATCTCGGTTCTCGGCCGAGAGTTCTGCCAGTCGTTCAGTGCTTGTTTGAGGAACGCATGGTTTAAGATGAAAGCGGAAGCCCGCAAAGCCGAAAAAGAAGCCCGCCGGTTAATGAGAAAGTTGGAATCCGCACAAAAGCCCGAATCGGTTGTATTTGACGCAACAATGGAAAGAGGGATAACGGAGTATTACAGAAACCAAAGCGGGCGTTATTGCGGAGATTGATACACCAAATACACGTGCTCTTCCAAAACAACAAGAGCGGTGGCCCGGCTATATCACTGTGGAAACAAAAGCCGGGTCACTTTAATAAAAACCAATATATTAAACCTATTGTCCGTGATACTCCATTTCATTTCAAGTTACCAAAAGTTAAACTATTGATTATGAGCAAAATAAGGCTATAAATATTTGGTTAACTCACTGATAATGAGTATCTTTACAATACTAAAAAACAACCCAATTAAAACATAATAGCAATGAAAGCAACAGACCTTTTCAATTATAAAAAAGAAGATTTTGAGACAATAGAATCTTTTTCAAAGAGGGTATATGAAACAGCCAAAAGATACAGAAGTTCATTACACTTTACACCGCAAGAAAGCTACCATGTGTTAGTGATTCTCTCAAAGTATTACAAAGAAAGTGTATCTGACATTCTTTCTGCAATAAGAGACATTGAATTTAGATGTGCTTCAAAAAAATACAGAATACAATGGGTAAAGTGTTTAGCTGACCATTATTTAGTGATAGATAAAAGATAAGTTTAACCAGCAGGGGGAAATCCTTGCACAATATATAAGAGCAATGAACACATATTACAAGTTTGCGCCAAACGTATTTTTGGCAAAGTGCGAAGAAAAGCACGAAAGAGGTGAGGAAATTCTAGTTACAACCAAGTATGGAAAAGAGAATGAAAGTATCGTTTTTAATCTGATATTTGAGCGTGACGGATTCTATTATTACTCCATCGTAAGGGCTGACGGATTCAACGTACAAGAATGGGCAAAACGTAGAGCCGAACGTAGACGTGAATGGTCTGTATCAGCAAATAAAAAAAGTCATGAATATTTCGAAAAGTCAAATAAGGACAGAGATTTTCTTTCACTTGGAGAACCTATTAAAATAGGACATCATAGCGAAAGACGACACAGAAAAGCAATGGCGGATGCTTGGAGAAACATGGGTAAAAGCGTTGAATTTAGCGACAAAGCAACAGAACATGAAAGAGAAGCCGAATACTGGGACAAGCGTGCTACAACCATCAACCTATCTATGCCGGAAAGTATTGACTTTTATGCGCACAAGCTGGAAGAAGCCAAAGAATATCATGAAGGTGTAAAGTCAGGCAAATATCCACGTGAACACTCCTACACTCTTACTTATGCCAAAAAAGCAGTAAATGAAGCTCAAAAGAATTATGATCTTGCAGTAAAATTATGGGGGTAATAAGTGACGAATAATCATTGTTAAATCTAACGGATAAAAATCGTATGCTATCATTGATATTTTACAATCGAAAACTTTCCGCTCATATCTTGACAAGGACGATTTAAGGAATGAGTTAGAAGATATGATTAAACGATTCATTAAACGGACAGAAAAGAAAATCAACGAAAATCTATAAATCATCAGTTATGACACAAAAAGAAGCATTAAAACAATTAGAAAAGTACTGTCATGCTAATCGAATGCATCTAACCGCCTCGTCATTCTCTTATGGGTATTATGCGTTCGTAATACACGACGAATCATTTACCGGGGATAGAGTAATAGAAGGGAGCATTCCATGTCACAGGATAAGCGGGTATCTGAAACCCACAGAATTGTTGATATGGATTGATGGGTATCATGCAGGATTGAAAAATTCAAAACTAAATAAAGGGAATATAGAATGAAATACAAATTCAGAATAATCGAAACCTACTCGAAGGTAGTGGAGGTAGAAGCAGAAAACATGGATTCCGCTCATGAGAAAGTAGAAGAAATGATAAACACAGAAGAAATCGCCCTTACTGACGATGATTTTGAAGACATCGAAATTTACCCTTATGGAAACCAAAACAAGTAAAGCTATATCCCTACTCCACTCCGGCTATTTGAAAGAAGCATTAGCTATATTCTCTACTTTTCGAGTTGGTTTCTCCAAAGAAGAACGTAGAACATTGAAGATAGCACATGAATGTCTTTCAGGCAATGCCGGGTTTTATCGACAACTCGGAATTGATACCAGCGCAGAGGTGGAGAAAAGCAAGTCAATTTTGATTGCTAAATACCTGTAAATCAAAAAAGTTAAACAAAGTTTAAGTGCATGAAATAAAAGATATAACTCATTGGTATTCAATATATTATTTGTATCTTTATATATCCAAAATAACCACTTAAACAATAAGAGCAATGAAGGCTATTACAAAAGAAGAAACTTTAAATAATCGGTTTTGTAAGTTTAATAAACGTACTAATCAAGTAACTATAACTAAGCCTAAAAAGGAACAAGCGTTGAAAATGCACAAACGTACGATTTGCTTATATATTGCATCATCTGGATTAAAGTATAGAAGTGTTGAGAAAGCAACAGAGAATGCAAATAACTGGCTTAATTACCATACAAAAGAAGAGATAATTAATTTGTTTTTCTAATAATAACAAAATAGCAATGGAAAAGATAGAACAAATGACATCCGAACTTAACCAGATATTACACTCTGACACCTACCAGTTCGAAATCGATACCGAAGATTATGTTTTCGGATTCAAGAAAACCATAAGAAAGCGCACTAAAAATTTAGCAAAAGCTATTCAATTACAAGTTAAGCTAGCTAATGACTGCGGGCGTTTCCTATCCGATACGGTTAGAATAGTAGCCGTAAGAATATATAAGAACGGTGAGTTAAGAAAAGAACTCCGTGCAGAAGAAATAACATCAACGTATAACGGATAAAATACAGAGCAATGGAAATATCAAAGAAATTAACAAGCAAGGAGAGTTTTGCTATTCTACACGAAATAGAAAGTCGCAAATATCCCGGCGGTATAAAATTCTCAGATTGGCAAGAGCAAAAGGGAAAAGCGAAGTTGGACGCAATCAAAAATCTCGTACCCGAAGTTGGACTTGGCTGTACGGTCTGCTATTACTCGGATAAACGAGCGGCAACAGTTACTAAAATTATTTCTCCATGCAAGATTGAGGTTACTTTCAATCAAACCAAATGTATAGACTATTATGCCAGCGAATATGAAGTCCTACCAGAATTGGAAGGAGCACCAAAAGTGTTCACCAAAAGAAGGAATGGATATTGGGTAGCAGAAGGGCAGCATTACAAAGATGGAGTTCTGCTTATGTTGCATTATCAAAATCACTATATAGATCCACATTTTTAGCATTAAAAGCAATGAAAGCAAATAAAATTGTGTTTCTATACCAGCCTTGTATGGTAATTATATGTGAATCAATAGAGACCCCTAATTCCACAGACCCAGAAACAAACGATTTGAGGGAATATGCTAGAATAGTGAGGTTTTCATATGAAACAAAATTTTTCCCTGAGTTTGAGTTTCTTCCTGCCGGTTCAATCGAATGGACTAAACATGCAGATATGCTTAGTAAAAAACAGAGAGACAGCATAGAAAGATGTTCCCAGCGATTGCGATATGAAGACAAAGATCGGATTGATTATTTCGCTAAGCTAAAAGAAACGAGTATCAAATCACATAAATCATGAGCAATGAGAACAGCAACATTGAAAGAGCCATATAAAGGCTATAGAAACATAATTCTAATCGAATATTGGCCGAACATACATAAATGGGAAGTCGAGATTTGTGGAAGTGGTAAACATATTTTTGTATATGAAGAAGAATTTGAGGAGGATTAAGCCATGACATACGAAGATTTGAAAGAAGAAGATGTTAATAAGATGCGGAATCTTAATCGCAAGAATCACTACTGTCTATCTTGCAAAGAATTGGAATCACTTGCCAAGAAACATCAAAACCATCGCAAAATTGGTGATGAATATACCTGTTTACTTATAGAATATCGATTAACTGATATAAATTTCCATACCGAAGCGTCATTGTTACACGCTGGAGAATATGAAAAAGTCATAGAAATAATAAAAACGTGGTAGTTTAGACAATTTTAGCACTAAAAGTGCATGAATTTCATATACTTTTTATATATTTACACCGTAAAAAGAACAAAAAAAATGAAGATTTTTACATCGTATTTCGGGAATAGCCGAAAATTGAAAGAAGCTGGAATTAAAATTATTTGCGTAGCCATTGGTAAACCCAGATTTATAGCTGGTATTCCACAAATGCTGAATGTTTGCCCGACTCGTTATATGGTAAGTGGACCTTGTTCCCACGATGAATACCTAAAACTTTACGACAGAATATTGGCAAGCCAAGATGCGACCCAAGTCGTGAAACAAATTGAAATGTTAAGCGGAGGAAAAGACGTTGCTCTTTGTTGCTACGAAAAACCGGGTGATTTCTGCCATCGCCATATTTTGGCAAAATGGATCACAGAAAATACTGGTATTGAAATCACAGAATTTGGAGTTGTTGAGAAGAAAGAGCCCAATTATGAACAAGCGAGTTTGTTTTGAAAATAATGCCAACCATCAATAGCGTTTGATGGGATGCTGTCAGATTTGCCAAGCAAGCGGTGGTTTGACAGCATTGGTTTGGTTGAATGGCGAAGTGATTAACGCAACGGTCTGCAAAACCGTTATTCGTGGGTTTGAATCCCACTTCAACCTCAGAGATAAGAAATAACGACCAAAGTACAAGGAAGGGCAGTGAAAATTCTGATAAACGGTTTGCAGGCTGCCCATATTGCGGAAATAGCTCATCGGCAGAGCGTTGGCATTCCAGCCAAAGAGTGGGGTTCGATTCCCTGTTTCCGCTCAACCCTTATAGTAGCGATAAGCAAAAGCAAGAACATTAAAGCTTGTGCAGTTTACGGGGTGATAGTAATTGCTATCTGACACGACTGAAAGAAGCCGAAGAATTGCATAAGTGTTCTTGCAAGTAGCTTGAAAAATGATGGATTTGTGTTTAGTCTTGTCGGGAATACGCTTGGCAGACTTAGCACAAAATGTATATGAAGTTATATACAACTTAAATATATGGACGAAAAAACGATAACAAATCCTTTAAATCAAGGACAAGAGAACTCTAATGATCCTATCAAAATTACAGTGTTAGGGTGTGGTAATGTAGGTGTAGCCATAGCAGCAGATTTATCTATTGGCGGACACGACGTTTCTTTGATTAAAACCTCCCACTCGAAAGAATCAGTTTTTTACAAAATCCGTCAGAACAATAACCGTGTATTGCTGAAAGAGAACTGTAGTTATAGAACTGCTGTAATCAATGAAGTATCTCATGACATTAGCAAAGTAACAAAAGCTGATGTCGTCATTGTGACAATTCAAAGTACCTATCACGAAAATCTTATCGAGAGAATAAGCAAGTTTCTCAACGGGAGCCAGATTGTAATTTGCATTTGCAGTTATATGTCATCTTTCTACTTCAAAAAGCACTGTTCTTCAATGCCAGTCATAGTGGAAACTGCTGGCCCATATCTTGAAGGACGAATAGAAGAAGATGATGTCCCCGGAGAAGTCGTATTCCGGGTTGGGTGCAGGCTTACAAGAAGCCCATTGTCTATCTTCCAAAAAGAAATAGCAGGGGAGTGTATGGATAGAATCCGTCAACTATATAAAGGTTTCAGCAACGAATACTCAGTATTGGAATCCGCATTACTCAACCCTAATATGGTTTTGCATACCGTTGGATCCATAATGAGCATTCCAAGAATAGAATACAGCAAGGGAAACTTCTGTATGTATAGGGAAGCATACGCCCGTGGTAATGATGCGACCTTTAAGGTTATGCTGGATTTGGATAAAGAGAAACGCAAGGTTTTAGAACGATTAGGTTGTAATCCTATCGATATTTTTGTCGCAGGAGGTTTTCTCGGTGACCCTATAAAGAGTTTTTACGAATACTCTGAATCCAAAGATAGGGCGATAAGTCCTACTTCAGTGCGTTCAAGATACATCACGGAAGATGTTTCACAAGGTCTTATCCTGTTGGAAAGCATTGCCAAAAGAATAGGCGTAGACGTTCCCATTACAACATCTCTCATCAATATTTCAAGTGTAGCTTTAGGAGAAGATTTTAGAGAAAACGGAAGAACTATCCAGAGATTAGGTTGCGAAAAGTATATAGAAGAACTTTGCGAAACAAGATATGGATATTAGCACAGACATAAAAACACGTACATTTGGTGTCGAGATTGAGATGTGTAATCTTGACCGTAGTAAAGTGTCATTGCCAACAGGATATTCATGGAGTAAGGATGAGGATATTGTTAACACAGACGGGACGTGTAATAAGAGATTTGGTGGCGAAATTAATACTCCACCGCTAAGACTTTGCTTGAAAGATTTGCACGAATTGAAAAGTGTATATGAATCTATGGTAAATGCAGGAGGTGTAATCAAATGGAGCGTCTATACACATGTCCATATCTATGCTGGGGATTTGTCGGTGGAGCAATTAAAAAATATCTTTCTTTTCTTTTATGTATGCTATCCGTTCATCAAAAAGTATGCGAATATCTCAGAATGGGACGAAATGGTTTTCAATCTCATGCCGATTCCTACTGAAAAATATTATAATGGTGTTTTGCAATCCAAAACATTTGACGACATAAGAGAGTTATTTACTAACAATTCAAAGAAAGGTTTTATCCGTCACGCAATTAACATATCATCATATTTTAAGACTAAGACTATAGAGTTTCGCACCTATCATGCTACAACAGATTTTTATATGGCGATGAATTGCGTTTACTCTACGTATAGAATGTTTTATTATGCCATAAATCATACGTTGAATGACTTTCAATTACTACATACCTACGAGGAGTTCAAAAAAGTTACCGGACTGAAATACGAAACACCTAAGGAGCTTATTCCGCTACTCTATCAAGGCAACCCATACAATGCGATAGAAACGTTTCAAACAAGACCGATAGCATTCAATTCCAAACAGGCTTCGGCTCTATATGAGGCAATGAAAGAACATGGGCACAAAGAGGTATGCATAGTAAACAGCTTTTTATATAACTATGAGTTGTTTTTCATGGATAAAATGGATGTGTCTATTTTTAGTCAAGACCCATATTGCCATTTGCTGTATTTGCTATCCAATGGAAAAATGTCGCTGACGTATAACAACAGTCTGGAATGGCTGGAGCAGTTCAACAACAAGACACCATCAAGGCAGCTTGCGTTGGCTCTGTATGCAAAGGGCTTGCAGAAGTTCTGTATGAGCCAGTCTGCAAGGAACGATGCTATTCTCGATGCGATAAAGTATAAGGCAAAAGAGTCCATTGAATACACGGAGAAGTCAAGTGAGAGGCTTATGTCGCTGCTTACTACCTGTGAATACCATCGAGGCTCTCTTCAAGAAGCAATTGATGGAAAGAAAGTCATCTATTTTAACTATGGTAAGGATAAGTTCTTAAAGAGGGCGTTCAAGCTGATACGGGAAAACAGTGATATGGAATCGGACATTCCCGTTATAAGGAATGACTATTACGAATTGGTGGAAAGGTTGCCAAAAGACACTTGGTTTTACTTCATCAGCAATAGTCCATACCTTAGTAATATGCACAAAGTTGCTATCTTCAATTCTTCAGGAGGCGAAAGGTGGTCGGCTGGTCGTTATCTTTATTGCAACAAACCTTGCATAAACAGTCAGTCAAACACTTCATACTCATCCAGTATTGATACCGTTGATGAGATAGTTCCGCCTGATGATTTGGGTATAGATAACCCGGATGCTCTAAGGATATTGAAGGTAAAACCGGGTTACTTGAAAGGATTGCAGAAGAAGTATGTCAAGAAAGTGGATTCTGTAAGTTCATCCACATATCCTTTTGTAGTCATGTACGGCAAGTACACGCTGGGTGGTTTTGGATTCACGTTACCACAACACAATGGGTATGATCTGTTTCAACTTACTGATTTTTGCACGAATAATGCAATTCCTAAACTTAGTAAGTTTATTTTGTACTGCATACAAACAAAAGAAGTACAAAGAATATTGAGCCGCTCTATGCACAAGTTAGTGGAGAAGGTTATCAGCTGTGCTTATACCCACAAACCGGTAAGTATGAAATATCGGGGTGTTTATACAAAAGTGAAAGAGCATTGCACATCATCATATCTTGCTTATAGCGGGCAACTTGGTGTGTATTCAAGCTATAAGGAAGTAATAGAAAAATACCATAAGCTATTAGAAAATGGACAACGAAAATAGATGGAAATACGATCAGGTGGCCATCAGCCTTATAGATGAGGCGGAAATGAACGCCAACGAAATGACTGGAGAGGATTTTGCCGCCCTATGCGATAATATTGGCAAATCCGGATTGAGTAGCGTCCCGTGTTGTTACAAAAAACAAGACGGAAGATTTGTGATGATAAGCGGGCATCACAGATTGAGGGCTTGTAAGAAACTGCGTTACTCCAAGATAGGCATTCTTTATTGCGATGAAGATGAGCTTACGAAAGATGAGATTATAGCAATCCAGCTTTCCCATAACTCCTTACATGGAGAAGATAACAGGAATATCTTGAAGAAATTATTTGAACAAATTCAGACCATCGAGTTCAAGAAGTTCGCCCACATCAACATTGACGAAATTACACCGGTTGATACGAACGGTATAGATATATCCGTGATGAAGGAGACTTTCACTTTCTCCATTATCCTTTACCCAAACTCGTTTGATGCACTAGACAGTCTGTTTGGGGACATAAGGGAGCAGGCGAAGAAAAGCGACATCGTATTGATTGCAGACCATGAACCTAATGAGTATATGCTGCTTAAGTTGCAGAAAGAAATAGGAGACCAATTCAACATCAAGTCTCCTGCAATATGCTTTTCTAAGCTGCTTGATCTAGCAAAGGAACGTTTAACCGAAATACAGAAAGACAATGATTTGGGTAATAGCGAATCGTAAAGAGGAAGACGGCAGCTTTCCCACGTACAAGTATTATAAGAAAGCCTTTGCCGATGGTAAAATAGACATATTTTGTGCGGATAAGGATGATGATTTCTCTTTTCTCACGAAAGAGGATATTGCTTTTATTCGGGCAAGAGACGAGAACATCAATCAACATGTTAGAAAAGCTCAGGAAAGAATCGGATTTGCGTCCACGCTTGAATCTTCGCAGACTAACTATCTTACTCATGATAAGGAAGCTGTTAAATCCGAATTGTACAAATGTGGCATTCCGTTTCCTCTGACAGTTAGTCCCAATGATGTGGAAAGAGGTTTCGCATATTTCGTTAAACCAAAGTTTGGCGAGAATAGCGTCGGAATAGATTCAAACAGTATATGCTTTACTAAGTCGCAGGTCATAAATAAATGTCTATTTCTTCACAAACAAGGCATAGAACCGATGATAGAACGTTACATTGACGGGAGTGATATAACCACTTCTGTAATATACTCAAAGAAAGATAGCTCTTTAAAGACATACTCTGCTTTTACGAATGCCAATAACACGGATGGCATACAAACGGATGAAACAAAGCGAAATTACAGCTTCAGTGCATCTGCCTGCAAAGATGAATTACTTGACAGAATTGCGAAGAAAGTGTTTGAAGCGGTAGGTGCTAAACATTACCTTAGGATAGATTTCAGAATGTCCAACCAAGTACCATATGTGATAGATATTAATATGATTCCCGGACTTTCTCCCAATGGATATATGGCTAAGTGCATGAAAGAGCATGGCATAGAGTACAATGATTTTATACGAATGGTCGTAAACAGTGCGTTCTAACTGATAATTAAAAACAAATAGAAATAAGCAAATTCAACATTTAAAAACTGTGATATGGCACGATACAAGAAAATCCCGTATGAAAAGGTCGCTGAGGTTTATACTAAGAAAGCTGGTAATATATCATCTACATGTACTTCTCTCGGCATAGACCGAAATACATTTACCGCATGGCGTAAAAAGTACCCTAAATTGAATCAACTACTGTCAGATGTTGATGAGAGTTTAATCGATTTTTCTGAAAGCAAATTGCTTGAACAGATTAACGCAGGCAACCTTACAGCCATCATATTCCATCTCAAGACAAAAGGCAAAAAACGTGGCTATGTGGAAAGCGTTGAGCAAAACGTGAATGTCAATCCATTTGAGAAACTGATGCAAGAATTGCCTGATGATGAGGAATGAGCCATGTACGCAAGGACATACGCTACTTAAAGTCATGGATAGAAGACTGGAATAGGTTTTGCCGTGATGTTTTGAAGGTTCGTTTAGACAGCGAGCAGCAATCTATCATATCCTCTGTCCAGCACAATCCTATGACAGCTGTTGCATCAGGTACAGCTCGTGGTAAGGACTTCGTTGCAGCATGTGCTGCTATGTGTTTTATGTACCTCACTCCACGTTGGAAAGATGGCAAATTATCCAAGAATACAAAAATTGCCATGACTGCACCAACAGCAAGGCAGGTATATAACATCATGATGCCTGAAATCTCACGACTATTTAGAAATGCAGAATTTTTACCCGGTCGACTTCTATCTGCCGGAATAAGGACTAATTATGAAGAATGGTTCCTGACGGGGTTTAAGGCTGGTGATGACAATACTGAAGCATGGTCTGGGTTCCACGCTGTGAATACAATGTTCGTCGTTACTGAAGCATCGGGTATTTCAGAAGCAACATATAATGCTATTGAAGGTAACTTACAGGGAAATTCCCGTTTACTCATCGTGTTTAATCCTAACATAACTACGGGTTATGCCGCACGAGCCATGAAATCCAATCGATTTGCGAAATTCCGGTTAAACTCACTCAATGCAGAGAATGTAGTCAAAAGGAAATTAGTCATTCCCGGTCAAGTAGATTATAAATGGGTAAAAGATAAAGTGATAAATTGGTGTTCTCCCATTCAGAAGGCAGATTTTAATGAAGGAGAAGGTGATTTTAAGTGGGAAGATGGTCTATACCGACCTAATGACCTTTTTCGTGTCAAGGTACTTGGTATGTTTCCAAAAGTCTCCGAAGATGTACTTATTCCGTATGAATGGATAGAGCTTGCAAATGATAATTGGAATCGTTTACAAGAAGAAGGTTTTACACCGTCTAAATCATGTAAGATTGGTTCTGATGTTGCTGGTATGGGTCGAGATGAAAGTGTACTTTGCCCTCGATACGGAAACTATGTCCCTAAATTTGAAATTCACCAATCTGCTGGAAAAGCGGATCACATGCATGTCGCAGGAATGCACATCATATATCTTTCTGACAAAAAATCCAAAGCGTACATCGATACAATAGGAGAAGGAGCTGGAGTATATTCTCGACTGGAAGAACTCGGATATAGGAATGTTTATTCTTGCAAGTATTCCGAGAGTGCAAAAGGCTTGCATGACCTTACCGGACAATATGAATTTGCCAATATGCGAGCTTACTGCTATTGGTCTTTACGTGATTGGCTTAACCCTAAGAACGGTTTTGGGGCGGCTATTCCCCCTTGTGATAAACTCATGGAGGAAGCAACCGAAACACACTGGAAGTTCCAAAGCGATGGACGGATTATAATTGAACCGAAAGAAGAAATCAAGAAACGTATCAAACGTTCGCCAGACTATATGGATGCACTTGCTAATACATTTTATCCATTTGACTATGATTTTATTAGTGACGAAGAATTACTAAAAGACTTTTTATGATCGCTATAAACCTCTATCTTTGCATCGAAGACTGTCTTATTATTTATTAATAATTGCAGTTTTCATTGCTCTTATGTACGCCGGCTTGTGAAAGTCGGCGTTTTTGATATTACAATATCCAAGTTACCAAAAGTTAAACTCTTGATTATGAGCAAAATAAGGTTGCAAATATTTGGTTAACTCACTGATAATGAGTATCTTTACAATACTAAAAGAAACCAATATTACTAACAATTAAAAGACAAAGAGCAATGAGTACTGTAGACAAATCAAAAATTAAAGCATTTTTCTCTGACATCGAAAAAATGCTTACGGTAAATGGCGATTACATTTTAGTAGATGATAATATGGAGCTTCAAAGCTGGTGTATTTACACCGTAAAGAATGGTAAGCTCTATGATAACATATCTTTCGATATGGAGCCAAGAGCCTATAATAAAGATGATTTTAATGATCTTAAAGATTATTCAGAGGGTATGCAATTCGCTTTACTTACTAAACAATTTGAATCTTATTATCCTGATTAACAAGTAAAATAAGAGTAATGAAACATTCAGAAGAACAAATAAAAGAAATAATGTTAGCCTTATACGAACAACTTGGCAGACATAGATTTGTAGTTATGACAGGATCAAAATTTACTGGTTACATGGAGAATGAATCTGGTGACCTAGAGCAGGTTATTAAATTGAGCAAAAATAAATCTGGCGCAGATAAATTAATTATTACTTATGAAGAAGGTAAGGATACTTATTCTATGAGATTCATCAAATCCCCGAAATTAAATAAAAAGACTTTTTCTTTTTCCGAGGCCAAAGAGGTCTTCTTTTCGAGTGATATTTATGCTGAACAGTTGCAAGAAGTGTTCACACAAGTGACAGGCTTATATACTCATCTTTAAACATAAAATCGATGAAAGCAAACAATCCTAACTACAAATTCGAAATAGCATAACTATTTAATACATAAGAGCAATGAAAAAGAAAGCAGTAGAATACAGCATAACAGCAAAAAAACAAGATTTTGAAGTTGTCAAAGTTTATTCTTCTATAGACTCTGCTAATTTCGCAAGAAAGTTCTATCATGAAGATATTCTTATTTACGAAAGTGCATTCATTATATTGATGAACAAAGCCTGCAATATAACCGGGTATGCTAAAATCTCTCAAGGAGGAATATGCAGCGCATTAGCTGACAAAAGATTGATTGCCAAATATGCTATTGATACCCTCTCTACTAATGTCATATTCGTTCATAATCACCCAAGCGGTAACAAAAACCCTAGTAATGAGGATATAAAAATGACTCACTCCCTTAAAAATCTATTAGATATATTTGATATAAAATTATTAGACAGTATTATTCTAACTGAAAATGATTATCTTTCAATGAACGATGAATGCCTTATATAGTATCTCAGCTGCAACCTCACACGCAATTTTCAGATTCACTGATGAAACAATCTTTGCCATTCTCAATAGAATAACTGGATAATAACGCAAATTCACTTCCACTTGCCTTTGGTTACTTGATGATAAATCTCTCATTCCCAGCCATCTTGTTTTTGTCTTGCTTTGTCTTATTCTTTATTAACCTCTTTTCTTAAAAAAAATAAAACTCGATCAATATTTTATTGAAAAGTGTATGAAATTCATATACTTTACTGTATATTTGCAAAAAGCGTATGAAGATGTACGCCACCCGACTTGTCGTAAACACCTGTTTGTCCGTTTAGGCGGAGGCACATCTGAAAGAAGATGCGAATAGTCTGCTGGCTACATTGCTACGCAGACTATTTTTTTGTTTAAACCTAAATGAAATGAACAGACAACAGCAAGTTTTCGTAAGGTTGAAACTTAAAGCGAAGGCGTTAGGGTTCAACGCAAAGGAATTGAAGGGTATCGCCGCCAAGATTGCCGATAACCTGAAATCCGCAGAAGATGCCTCAGAAGAGGATGTAAACGCAGAAATCGACGAGCAGATAGAAGCGGTTCTCCCTTACCTCACTTTCGGCCAGTCGCAAGCCAACCGTTTGCTTGACGAATGGAAGAAAAAACACCCCGAATCAGAAGAAGAAGATGATGATGACGACGTTGACGATGACACGTCAAAAGGCGGCTCTCGTCCAGCTGGTTCAAACAAGAAAAATCCCAACAACAAAGGAAATGAACAAGACGAAGAACCCGCATGGTTTAAGTCTTTCAGAGAGCAACAGGAAGCCCGTTTTGCAGCATTGGAAGGTGAAAAAGTTTCTAACTTGCGTAAAGCAAAACTTGAAGCCCTGCTGAAAGACACTGGAACATTCGGTTCAAGTACCTTGAAAAGCTTCTCTAAGATGAACTTTGAAAGTGATGACGATTTCGAGGAGTTCTATTCAGATGTTGAGGAAGACCTGAAGAATTACAATCAAGAGCGTGCAGATGCAGGTTTGGCAACATTGGCAACCCCTCCTGCTGCCGGAAGTAAAGGTTCGGGTAAACAAGACGAAGTATTAACCGACAAAGAAGTTGAAGATTTAGTCAACACTTTCTAAGTCAAAAAAGAAATTGTAACAATGGGTGCAACAGCAAATTTATCAAGCGAAATGGAAGTTCTCAATGCCGGAATGGATTCTGTCGTAATCCGGCATTATGTAGCTGGCATTATCGGAGGTCGTACTCTTGACGTATCAAATTATAACCTTCCGGTTATTAAAGCCGGGCACGTTGTTATTCGTGATCCGTCAACAGACACGTACAAACCTATGCCCGTAAAATCATCTGGTGATGGATACGACTCACTTCCCAGTTCTCATGAATATGTAGGAGTAGTTGTATGTACAAAACCAACTAGTGAACCATTGGTTGGTATTATGTATAGTGGCGAAGTCAATGATTTGGCGAGTCCATACCCCATAGACGACATAAAAGCGGCTATGAAAACGGCATTGCCAACTCTTGTATTCTTACACGATTAATGTAGAAAGGAGGTAAAAAATGAAAGAATCACTATTTATTGAATACATCAGAAAGATTTTCCCGAAACTTCAAACCATCATCGAGAGAATCAATGGTAAGCGAGGCAATCAGCTTACATATCTTCACAAGACAATGCTTCGCAAAGAATATTCCGCAGACCAAAAGTGGGAAAGTGCATCAGTTAACACAACTTATGTTGCGGCCGACATGGTAGCAATGGACTCACCTCTCCCTCCTAAGATGAGAGACTCCATTGCTCACGCAAATGGTACATTGCCAAAGGTCGGAATGAAAAAAATTCTTCGTGAGACTCAGATCAACACAATCAACATCATGAAAGCTCAAGGAGCTGCGTTCACTAATATAGCTAACAAGCTAACCAACGATGCGGTAGCTTGCTCTGTTGGTATCGATGAAAAGAACGAAGCAAACTTTTTAACTGCTTTATCTGATGGAGTTGTAATCGTTGAAGATGAAAACAATACAGGAACTGGATTGCGCATAAATTTCAACTATTTACCGCAAAATAGCTTTGGTGTAGAAACAGCTGGAACTATTTCTTCTGATGACATAAAGCGTGTTATTGCAAAAGCTGACGCAGATGGTAACTCAATTACAACGATAGCAATCTCGTTATCGACTTACAATAAAATGAGACAAGAACAATGGGCAAAAGAATTGGTTGCCAACTATCGAGGTCAGACATTCGACAGCAACACTAAGTTACCTGTTCCTACTGCTACATTGTTTGACGAAGCATTTGCCGATGACAACAACGGAATTACATTCTTAAAGATTGACCGTACAGTCATTTCTGAGAAAAATGGTAAACGCATTCCGTACAAACCGTGGAATGCGAACAAACTAATATTCCTTACTACACAAGAAGTTGGCGCATTGGTTTGGGGCACACTTGCAGAAGTTACTAATCCCGTAGCAGGAGTAATTTATTCCACGGTAGATGAATACAAACTTATCAGCAAGTATTCTAAAAATGATCCTTTGCAGGAATTTACAAGTGGTCAAGCATTAGTTCTCCCTGTTATTGAAAACGTAGACCAAATCTACTCTCTTGACATCTCAGAGGCTCAAACGATTGACACTACCGAAGAGGGAAAAGATTCTACCGATAAGAACATCACCATTTGGGGACAAGCTTACATAAAAGCAAACTTCGTCGCAGAGTTCAATAAAATAACCGGTAAAAACTTATCGACGACTATTCCAGACGATAAGTTAATTGCTGCTGTAAACAAATTGAATGATGCCGATGAAGCTAAGCTCAAAAAAGCTGTTGAATCATATAAAACAACAAATGGAGATAGTTAAGCCATGAAGACAATTCAGCAAGCTCTTATAGACGAAATACATTACCCTATTCCAGAAGGTTTTGTAGAGAATGTGATGATAAAACGCAAACTCAATCCAGTTGGTGATTGCGATTCAGATACAATGAACTCAAAGGAGTATATGGGAGCTTTGGCTGATTGTCTTTGGTCTTTAGTTCAGGCTATCAATTTTTCTGAAGCAGACAAGTCTTTCGGTTCTTTATCAGATAAAGACAAAGAACGTATTCTGTTACGTGTTAACTCAATCTATAATGCCATTGGTGAACCTTCGGTAGAGTTGGAGGCAAAGCCAATGGTATATATAGGTGACTGCCTTTTGTAATATGTCAGTAATAAGACTATATCCACACAGATTGCAGTACCTCGTATCAAAAGATGGTTACGAGGATAGCAATGGTGATTATCATGAAGGAGAAACTAACTGGGAAGGCTGTATTGAATGCGACGCAGTTCCTGCTGGTAAAGCCTCTGAAAAAGAGTTTGACGATGGTATTGTAAGAAGCTATTCATATACAGTTTATCTACGTGCAAATTGTCGAACATTCATGATCGGTGACAGGATTAAGATACATCTGCTTGAAGGAATTGAAAGGGAGTTTAGTGTGAAAGGTTTCCATCGCTACCAGAAACAATGTAAACTATGGGTATAAGAATGACCACCAAGCTAAGCGAAGTGCATGACATGCTCATGAGAGAAGCAGAGCGTGTCGAGCGTCTTACTATTCGTGCTTTATCTAAACTTGGCGAACAATGCGTTACAAAAATTCGTGATAGAGCAGGTGATAAAAGTTGGTACGACCAAACAGGCAACTTGCGTAGTTCGGTTGGATATGTGATTGCTCATAATAAGAACATCATTCAATACTCAACTTTCAACCAAGTGAATCAAGGTTCAGAAGGTGTAAAAACAGGTAAAGACTTAGCGAAAGAACTTGCTAAAAGATATTCTAATAACTATGTACTTATCGTAGTCGCCGGAATGAACTATGCTGAATTTGTAGAAGCGATGGATAATAAAGACGTACTTGCATCAACCGAACTTTGGGCAAGAGAACAAGTTCCATTGATGCTTGAAAAACTTAAAAGACAGATTGCGAAATAATGAAATCCGATATTGAAATAGCTAAGTTCGTTTATCACAAAATTAAAGGTACAGAACTCGAACGTAATGTCTCCGGTAAATTGAGTGACAGAGGAAGGCCCAACAAATCTGATAAAGAAGATATAGTCATATCTGTTCTTGCAAATGAAGGTTGCGGGCAAATACAACGAGCCTATGTGAATGTCAATATATATGTCAAAGACTTATGGGACTCTGAAACCAAAACATGGGAAAAAGATTCAATCCGAATTCGTGAATTATGCGAACTATCGAAGTTTTTATTCTCTATACGAAAAGACGAATATCATACGGTTCCATCACAATGCAGTCAAAAAACTGATTCAACAGGAGTTTCATTTGAAGACGGACATACAGAGCATTTCATTAATAACAAACTGTACATAGAGATAAATAACGAATAAATTTTTAATATAAATTAGGTATATCATGGCAGTAATAGGATGGGGTAAGCCCCGTGTATTTATAAAAGATTTGGATGCTCCTGCTCCTAAATGGGAGGAATTACCTACCCCTGTGGAAGATTCTACACAGTTGACAACAACAAAAGGAGATAAACAAGAAGCAAAAATCGAAGGAGGCGAAAATGAGGATGTAAAGTATGGAAAGAATACCTATGCTTTGGCATTGAACATTCGTGCCGCAAAAGGACGTAAGCGTCCTGTAAGTGATAGCGATGGTGTTGTTGCACACAATTATGCTGTTGTTGTTCAACCGGAAGACCCAGAAGTTCAAGGTTTCTGCATGGAGAAAACGACAGTTTCCGTTGAAGACACTTTTACTTCTGCTGACGGTGGTGTTTGGGCATACACTTTTGATGCGTTGAAAGCAGCCGCCGATAAAAAACAAATTCAGTGGGGTAAAATCATCGTGACGGAATCCGGTGGAAACATCAGTAAAATTGAATGCGATCCTGAAGATGAGTCTGGAGACGGTGATAAATTCGAAGTAGCTCCTAATCCAAGTGGTGGTGGATAATTCAATAGGTTGTAGATAGAGCCAAACGTGGGGGCTTCGTACCCACGTGTTCTGCGTATCTAGTGTAACGGTAGCACATATACACTCCATGTATAAAGTTGTGGTTCGACCCCACAGTTGCGCTCAATATAATTTATTTTGCATGGACAAAGAAGGGAAAATAATAGAAATGGATATTGCAGATACTATCATGGAAAGACCTTATGAGTTCCATATAGGAGAAATGCAATTCTACTTATACCCTGCCACATTGGGTAAAATATACCTTTTATCACGTCTTACCGAAAATTTAGAAATAAATAAAGACTTCCTTTCTATAAATCCATATATGGAAGCATTACGATTATGCGATTCCAAAAGAGATATTATATGCAAAATATTGTCTTACCATACATTCGATAAAAAGGAAGAATTATTCAATAGCCACCTAATAAATGAAAGACGAAAGCTATTTGAAGACAACCTATCGAATGAAGAACTTGCTCAACTATTCATAATAGTGTTATCAAAGGATAACATTGACCAGTTTATTCAACACTTTAAGATTGATATTGAGAAAAAAGAACAAGAAAAAATATCAAGAATCAAGAAAAAGAAGTGTAACACTATAACTTTTGGAGGTAAAAGTATTTATGGTACTTTGATAGATATAGCCTGCGAACGCTATGGCTGGACTATGGACTATGTTGTATGGGGTATTAGTTATGCCAACCTGCATATGTTACTTAATGATTACATAACATCTATATACCTTACTGACGACGAGATAAAAAAATATCATATATCTACGGACCGAACATTTATAAACGGGGACGATCCTAAAAATATGGATAAAATAAAAGGCATGAAGTGGGACTAAAACTCAATGAATTTACCTCGGTCGTATTCACTATAAGAAAAACATATATTATGTAAAAGTGCGTTATTATCCTCGTCAACATTAATTACTTTATATCCATAAAAATAAAACATAGGCCATGTAAAGCCGTCAGGTTTATAAAGTATTACAGCCAAATATACCCCTGTTTTTATGTCCTCAAAAATATTTATTCCAGAAAACGTGTCAGATGTATATGCGGGAGTCAACTCATTACCCAACTTATCTCTTAAAACTTGAGAATCGCCGTACTCCATTGTAGACATATAGCTGTCATCAAAGTCTCTTGCTGTTTCATATTCATATAAGCGAACCAAAGAAGGAGATGCAATTTTATTATCACATTTTACATTAATCATTACTGATAATATCTCAGGATCATTATCTGAGCAAGATGTAATGGATAAAGCACAAACTATGATTAGCAAAAACTTTCTCATAATTCTAAAATTTGTATTAGTTACGTTTGTCATTTTTCTAATTCATTTTTCTTTGCAAGCCAATAATTCGCCTCTTTCAATGCCAAATCAAGACCCTCTTTAAGACCATCGGCATAATTAAAAATATCATCGATAGTCTCAATGTCAATCCATTCATTTGTCTTGTAGTTATCCTTTGGCAAGCATATTTTTTTACTCCGTTTCCCTATATAAATGCGGCAAATCCACCACCATGTACTACCATCTATGTTCACGGAAAAATAAGTCTTGTAGTCGTTATATTGAATACGAGATACATCTACATACTGCCTCAATATACTACGCACGATGTTATAGGCATCTATCTCCTCTTGTGTAGTAACTATACCTTTTTCTCGGTCTTGAAATACTACACCATCGGGAAGTTTTTCTTCATTCATTTCGTTCGGCTGTTGATTTTCATTCTCAACCTCCTGTGGTATCTGTTTTTCCTCCTTATTCTCATTCTTCATAGCCACATTTAAACGGTCGGATATAATATCGTTAATCACCGAAGCAATGGATTTCTTAACAATAGGTCTATATTGGTCCACAAGTTTTGCCGTATATTTCCCATCATTAAGATTACGGACAAAATAACGTGTAAATTCATCGTCTGGCATTTGGAAATTACGATTAAGCATTTCTTTTACTTGTATCGTGATTTGTAACTCTTGTGCCGTACTCAATATATCTTGCTCATTATAATAAGACTTATGAAACTTTTTTAGTTGCTCAATATCGTTGTCCGATAAGTCGAGCATATTCACCACAAGGAACGGCTTTTCGTCCATTATGTTCACCTTTTCTAAATCTGTATAAAAGCGATATTCTATTCCATTCGTCAAGACCCCAAACCTAGCCTTTGAAGCGACAAAATATCTTTGTAACTGAGTGTCATGTAAATTCAAGTTTTGTTTACAATGCTTGCATTCTATAAGTAATATAGGATTTTCGTCCTTCATTATGGCATAGTCTATTTTTTCGCCTTTCCTCTTAACTAAGTCACAATCCATTTCTGGTACAACCTCAAAGGGATTGAATACATCATATCCCAATGCTGCTATCACAGGCATTACAAAAGAGGTTTTTGTCGCTTCTTCCGTTGCTATGCTATCCTTCTGTTTAGCAATTTTCTCTACAATCTGTTGAATTGTATCTTTGAAATCCATATCTTATGCTGTTAAGATTGTTTCGTCAAAAGTATAATACAATAATCATTTATTAAAATATTTATACCCACACATTAGTTAAACTTTATTAACTCTATTCTATTTTATCAAAAGTATATGAATTTCATACACTTTTGTATATTTGCAAATGATGTGATGTTACATCTACCCCTTTTAATCGAAAAGACTCATGGCCGGACTTCATTTTGATATAACAGGCGACAATTCTAATTTTCTTCGTAAACTACGAGAAGTAGAAACCGGAGTAACCAATACTTCTAAGGAAATAGAAAAAAATGGATTGGGCATAGAAGATATGTTCAACAAAATGACGAAAGCAGCTGCAGCTTTTGGGGCTGGCTTTACAGCAAAAGAACTTATCCAAAATATTATACAAGTAAGAGGTGAATTTCAACAATTAGAGGTCGCCTTTACCACTATGCTTGGAAGTAGTGAAAAGGCAAACGTCCTTATGGCTCAGCTCACAGAAACAGCCGCCAAAACTCCATTCGATTTACAAGGTGTTGCCAATGGAGCTCGTCAATTACTGGCTTACGGTACTTCTGCCGAAGATGTTAACGAGACTCTTATACGATTAGGGAACATTGCAGCCGGACTTTCACAACCTTTGGGAGACTTAGTATATCTCTATGGTACAACTATGACACAAGGTCGACTTTATACACAGGACCTAAACCAATTCACTGGACGAGGTATTCCAATGATAAAAGAACTTGCCAAAGAATTTGGAGTAGCTGAAAGTGAAATCAAAGGAATGGTAGAAGCTGGTATGATAGGGTTTCCAGAGGTTCAGAAAGTCATACAGAACCTTACCAACGAGGGTGGTATGTTCTTTAACTTAATGCAAGAACAAAGCAAAACCATTACCGGACAGATTTCTAACATAGGAGATAGTTTCTCGATGATGTTGAACGACATCGGCAAAGCGAATGAAGGTATTATCAATGATGCATTATCCAGCGTTTCTTATTTGATAGAAAACTATGAAAAAGTAGGAAAAATACTAATTGAATTGGTCGGTACATACGGAGCATACAGAACTGCGCTCATTACTATTTCCGCCATTGAGAATTTGCGCTATCAAGCCACTCTTGCTCACATGGCAGGATTGACAAAGATGCAAGCTATTATTACCGTCCTGAAAACGAAAACGGATGCTCTAAATGTAGCAATGGCAAAAAATCCATATGTTGCAGTAGCAGCGGCAGTAGCAGCACTAGGTTTGGGCATTTATAAATTAGTCACTTATCAAACAGAAGCAGAAAAGGCACTGGAAAGGCTGGATGCTGCGGGAAAGGAATCTGAGAAAGCAGCCTTATCTGAGCAAAGGGAACTTGCTAAGCTCAATGGAGAATTGTCTTCATTAAAAGAAGGTACAGATGAATATAATACCGTCAAAGAAAAAATTGTTGCAGGATATAGCAAGTATTATGATGGACTCGAAGAAGAAATAAATAAGGTTGGACTCACGGAAGAAGCTTATAAAAAACTCACAAAAGCAATCACAGATTCTTACGGGGCAAGACAATACCAGCAATTCAAGTCGCAGCAGGAAGATTGGTTGGACAACATAATGTCCGATAATCTCGGAAAGATACAAGACCGCCTATATAGCGAGTTAGGAGATAAAGAAGGTGCAAAACTCTATTCAGAAATCTACCATGCCATATTGGAACGAAGAGATTTGGATGCTGCGATCCAAGACAAACTAAATGAAATACAAGACAAAGGTACGATTTTTGCGGATTCACGTATTGATACATATATCTCCAATATCCGAGAAGCGCAAAAAATAACAGAGGATTTAGATGGAAAAGCCCGTGAAAAGTTTGGCGTTACAAGTATAAATACCTCTCAACAGACAGCAAATGAGCCATTTTCCACCGAAGGTAAATCCATCTCCCAACTTGAAGAAGAAATCAAGAAGGCTGAAACCTCACTTGCATCATTAAAAAAGGCTCTTGCAGACGGCAGCGGAACAAAAGAAGCAGTGGATCAACAAGAAGCTTATATCAAGTCGCTTCAAGACACTATACTTGAACGTGAGAAAGATTTGAGAGTAATCAATGAAGTCAAAACACAAATCTCAAAATTAGAGAAAGAGCAGGGAGAAACCGTAAGCGGAAGCAAGGAATACAATGCGTTACAATCACGAATTGACGCACTCCGTGCAAAGCTGCCTAAAACCAAATCTGATAAAGCGGCTGAAGATAAGCAAGCAAAAGAGCAAAAAGAGGCCGAGCAGAAACTTGTTGATGAACTTCTTGAGCTTCGTAAAAAAAATCAAGAGAAAGAAATCTCCCTCTGGGAAGAAGGTAAAGATAAGAAATTGAAGCAAATTAACTACTATTATGAAGAACAGAAAAAAGAAATTAAAAAGAAAGAGAAAGAGCTGGCCGAGTTAAACAAAGTAGCTAAGATTGAACCCTCCAAGCTTAATGAGAATGGACTAACAACTGAACAACAGGAAAATATTGATACCGCAAATAGGTTAAATGAAAAGAATAAGAATAAACAGACCAAAGAAATTCTCGATGATGAAATTAACGCAATGAACGATTATCTTGCCGCTTACGGGAACTATTATGAAAAGCGTAATGCTATTATTGAGCAAGGCGAATCTCGTAAGGTAGGCAAAAACGAATGGGAACAGAAGTCTATTGACGAAGAAACAAAAAGGGCACTATCTGATTTGGATATAGAGGCGAATAAATCTACGTCTGCCATAAGTAAATTGTTTGACGATATGCGTCAACACACAGTTGCAGATATGCGTCTCATTGCTAATGAAGCTGAACGAGCATTCCAATTCTTGCAATCAGGCGAATGGGACGAAAACAAAGGTCTTGAATTTGGTATGACAAAAGAGACCTTCGACACATTGCGTAAATCTCCCGAAGAATTAGAACGAATTAGAAAAGGTATAGATAATGTCCGTAATTCCGCAGATCAATCTGAAACGGGGTTTAACAAACTAGCTAATGGTCTTAAAAAAGTATTCGATGCCGGTTCAAATACAAAAAAATTGCAAGATGGACTTGAAGAAATAAGAAGTGGATTAAGTGAGGTATTAAGTGTAGCCCAATTCCTTTCCGACACATTTTCAAATCTCGGAGAGGCTTTCGGATCTGATACACTGTCAGGCATTGCCGAAGGTATCAATGTGGCTATGGACGGCCTCAATTCAGCTATGCAAGGAGCAGAGGCAGGTGCTATATTTGGACCGATAGGTTCTGCTGCTGGTGCTGCCATCGGTCTTGTCTCCTCTCTTGCTTCCTCTATCGCAAAAATCCACGACGCAAAAAATGAAAAACGGATTCAGAAATTACAAGATCAGGTAGATACACTTGACCGTTCGTATGAAAAGTTAGGCAAGTCCATTGAAGCTGCTTACGGAAAGAGTGCTTCCAGCTTGATTGAAGACCAAAATAAATTGCTAGAACAACAAAAAGTACTTATTCAAAATCAAATTAAAGAAGAACAAGATAAAAAGAATACAGATAGCGACAGAATAAAAGAATGGGAAAATCAAATTGACGAAATAAACAATCTCATTTCTGATAACAAAGAAAAAGCTATCGATGTCATATTTGGTGAAGACCTAAAAAGTGCTATTGACAACTTTGCAGAAGCTTATGCAGATGCATGGGCTTCTGGCGAGAATAGGGCTAAATCTGCAAAAGATGTTGTAAAGCAGATGATGCAACAAATGGTAACAGAGAGCATTAAGGCAGCAATTAAATCCTCAAATAAAATGGAGGAAATACGCACTAAGTTGCAACAATTTTATGCCGACAACGTGCTTTCTCAATGGGAACAAGATTACATCAACAACATGGCTGAACAGCTTCAACAAGAAATAGATGCTCAATTCGGTTGGGCTGATAGTCTCATGGGAGAAAGTTCTACCACCGAACAAAAGTCGACAGCCGAAGGTTTTGAAACCATGTCACAAGATACAGCAACGGAATTAAACGGCCGGTTTACAGCGTTGCAGCTTTCTGGTGAAGAAATCAAAAATCAAATGATTTCAGCCGTAATCTCTCTAAATTCTCTTTTATCTGTATCAACTAATAGCAATTCTATACTAAATAACATTCTTAATCAACATGTGATTACGAATAGCTACTTAGAAGACATTGCAAAATATACGAAATTATTAATTGATATAAAATCCGATATAGCACAAGTCAATAGGAATACTAAAGATTTATAGATATGAATACAGTAAAAGAAATAATGATGGCTGCTTTACAAAAAGGAGCTTGCGATAAGTCTTATGGTGTTAGTGACTGGAAAACTCTAGTATGGTTGTTCTTTACACCACAAGGCATAGAGTTTTGTGAGAAGAACAACTTCCCTCCTATTGAAACGTTCCGTGAGATGAGTAATGATATTGCTAATTATTGCGTGTTTGTCGACACTAAAAATGTAAAAAGAAGTAATGATACCAATATTGCTTTAATAGGCAATACCAATGCGGAACTAGTATTTGACGATAATACTAGAGTTCACAAAGTTATACTCATGCATGGAGCCAGAGCTATAATAGTTGCCCGTAATTACGCAGTTATTAGACTTATAAACATACGAAATTGTCCTGTAGAAATCAATAAAGACAAAACTTCAGTTATACTTAAATAAAATGGCATCGGGAGAGTTTTACATAAATGGGAAAGACTGCTATACAACTTGGGGTATAAGTATGGATACATCATCTCTTTCCTCCTTAATGACACCGTCACCTTTAAAAGAGTTCATCGAAAACAAGTCTCGATTAGAAAATGGCAAACGAGTCCTGTCCTCTAATCCTAAAATCGATGAACGAAATATCACTTTAACTTTTAACCTGACGGCAAAAACGGAAGAAGAATTTTTTTCAAGATACAACAACTTTTGTGAAGAATTGGCAACAGGCATAATAAATATAAAAACAAAGTATCAACCAAATATTACTTACAAAACAATCTATATTTCATGCAATCAATTTACGCAATTCATGAGAGGAATAGCACGATTTTCTCTAAAACTTGTCGAATATAACCCAGCAGATAGAAATTCATAAAAAAGTGCATGTTTTTCATACACTTTTATTATCTTTGACTGAAATCGTATGAAGATATACGAAACCATCATGATAGACATTAAAAACATACAAGGAGATACTATTTTATCAGTTCCTATAACAGAAGAATGTGTTCATGTAGAGGAATTGATGAAATCCGATTATGTAGAATTGTCGTGGAACTCGGACCAAAATGAAGAGATTCCGGTAGGGGCTTATATTATACTCGATGGTGAGAAATATTCTCTTTTGGATCCATATAATCCAAAACAAAAGAACGAGGTCGAATTTCAATACAAACCACAATTTCATTCGAAATTTATATCATGGGGTAAAGTGCCTTTTTTCATGTATTCTTACGATGAGAATAACGAGATAACTAATCGGGAGCCGGATTGGTCTCTTACCGATAACCCGGCCAATTTCATGAGTGTTATTTGTAAGGCTATCGAGAACGAAACCGGGGATACATGGACTTACGCCGTCGATTCTTCTCTTAACGCTTCCACTTCTTTGTCTTTCCAATCAATCGACATATTGTCTGCCTTGAACAGTATAGCCTCTGCGTTTGAGACAGAATGGTGGGTTGAGAAAGATTCCATGATTATTCATCTGTCGAAATCCGAACATGGAGCTGTTGTTTCTCTCAAAGTTGGTGAAAACATCAATACACCTTCGGTCACGGAGGGAAAAGATGGGTATTATACCCGATTTTACGCATTCGGGTCAACTCGAAACATCGTACAGGAATACAAAGGTGCTAATGTCAACAATTTGGTCAACAAACGGCTGACTCTTGACCCTAAAAAATATCCGAACGGATATAAAGATATAAGGCCAAACCTTCAACAGGGAGAGATATTTAGCAAAATCCTCCTGTTCGATGATATATACCCTTCATCGGAACTCTCCATATCAGATGTCAGATTCCGCCTTATGTGGCGTATAGACTCGGAAACGAATGATAAAATACAGATAGGCACAGATGAAAATGGAGACCCTATATACGACCAATATGCGATATGGTATTTTCAAATACCGGAATTTAACTTCGACAATTCCCCTTATGACGAAGAAAAAAATCCGAATGGTATGCGTATACCAAATAAGGAACCTTCGGTACATTTCCAATCGGGGGCTTTGCAAGGTATGGAATTTGAGCTTATATACCATGATGAGAGTAAAACAATAACGAGTGATGATGGCATAAGCTTCGAAGTCAAAAAAGGAGATTTCGAGATTAAATATAAAGAGGAAGAAGGTAACTATATTATCCCTGCTATTACGGGACTTATACCGTCGGAAAATGACGATATTATCCTATTCAACGTCAAAATGCCGGAAGAATATACAGATTCGGCGTACATACGGCTGGAAACAGCTATGAACGAAGAAATAGAACGGCTTTCTTCCGACCAAAACAACTACCAGTTTTCATCTAATCCTGTGGTGTTCGATGAAATCAATCCTGATTTATCCATAGGAAGAAAAGTCGAATACATAAACGCAGGATATTCATATGTTACTCGTGTTATAAGCCTTACAACCAAACTCGACTATCCTTGCGAACAGACTATTACCATCGGGAACAACCTAATAAAAGGGAATACGCAAGAACTGAAAGAAGAGGTTGCATCTGCCAATAAGAATATCGACTTGATTTCTGCCATCAATGATATGACGGCTTCCCTGCAACAATCGTATCAACGGACTGTAAAACAAATGCAGGAAGGATTTGCCCGTATTAACGATATGTGGAAATTCGACACAGAGTTGGAAAATACGATATACTCGAAATTTAATGTGTATTCACAGGGTGGAATATCCGCTCTTGGTGTATGGCGTGGGGAAGGGGGTGGCGGTGGTGAAGGAGGGCTCATCAAGCTCGTGTATGGGTTCGACGATCTGGGCGGCGCATTCGACAACGCCACCCTTACCGATACCTTCAACGCCTACACCATCAACGAGATTTGGAAGCTCGCCAATGCCGGTGCATCTACGATAGGTACAGGCAATGTGGTGACGGCCGTCAGCAAGACAGCCCTCG